TTTCCGTTGCCGTCTATGCTGTAGTCGTTTCCGTTGCCAAGGAACAATCCTTGTAGGAACTTCTGCACCTTTTCCCAGGTAACTGTACCTTTTGCGATGTCATCGTTTATCTTTGAGATGAAGTGCTTGCTTCCCTCTGTCGCAACCTGATTCTTAACCTGTGTAGTTGTCAAGCCTGCACCAGTTCCGCCATTTCCGCTTTGAAGCGACGAAATCTGCTGCTGAATCTTTTGGATAGTTCCAACCTCCTTATCCTCGCGGAGAGTTATGTCGTAGGTAGGAATCTTGCCATCTTCTTCCTTGATCGTGAGCTGGTCGATAGAGATGATTCCTTCGATATTGAGGTCTGTATCATTGAAGTTCATCAGGTCGCCGGCCTTAAGCGTATCGTGGAGGCTCTTGATAACTCCGGTATCGTCTGCCTGCGCTTGGTCGTGCTGCCTTGCCATGAAAATCTCATCTACCTTCGGCTGATAGACGTACCTTGTATAGTCATTCTTGTCAATGAATGCTATGGCGTATTTGAGAAGCTTCAGAGATGCAGCATTGACATACGAATCAGGAAGTGTGATGCCGGTAAGAACGAAATGGTCTCCTTTCTTGATAGGGTAGTCCTTGTATGGAAACCAAAGCTCAAGAGCGTCGTCCTTGATTCGCTCGATAGTGAGCCTCCATCTCCCATCGACCTTGGTTGAGGATGCTACCTTGAACGTTCGACCACCACACATACCATCTTTCATGGAGATTGAGAAATCGTCGTCCGCTAAATCTTTTATATCGAAATCAACAGCTTTGCTGAGATAAATATCAACATTATTCGGACCAGGGTCGCCATCATATCGGCCGTCATCATCAGGAGCGACACCCTCGTCAATCTCATCCACACGCACACCACCGATAACCATTTCTTCGATGGTAGGGTAGATTTCTACGACTCCATTCGTCTTATCATCGGTATCGAAGAACTGCGATGCCGAACGAAGACCAATCTGATCGATGTTGATGGAATCGATGTATGGTCTATGCGGGTCAGTAGAGAATCTGTGTTGTTTTCCGGTAGGGTTCACGTACTTCTTCTCTTCATCCGTGAGTAAATCATAGAAGTCACTCAGCGATACATGGGGAAATCCAGGCAGCATAAGCCTGTTGATTGACATATTGTTCGGGAGATTCTCTGCATATTCCTTCATGGACGAAGGAACATTTTTCTTGTTGAGGCCCGATGTGATATACATCTTCGTGTTTCCTGCCTTAACCTGAGCGATGAAAGTGTTAAGGTTTTCCCTTGACTCTTCGTCACCGCTATCTACCTGCGTTCCCCTGTATTCCGAATAGAATCTACACTTATTGGTATTGTATTTCTTTGTGACATAACCGGTAATCTCAGTCTTGAAATCAAATGTAACCTTAAGTACCCAACCGGAAGACTGCTCGCCAGTTTCTCCAGAAACAATATACTTTCTCGGATTCTTGAAATACGTCTCGATATAATCGATATCCAGTTCAAGCTCAACATTTGTGCTAGCTGTAACCACTTTCGTGATGTTCGCCACATACTTGACACCGAGGTCCGCATAGTAATGAGAAGGAAGATTCTTCTCCGAACCATAAGCTCTCAGTCTCGTAACGACACTCTGGTCGGAATCAGCGTTCTGGATAATCTCATATAATCCATTACCGAGGCCATACTTAAAGATATGGCTTGCCTGTATTCCGGTAGTACCGACATATATGTTTCTTCCTCTGACGATGAAGTTTATGTCCCACTTCTCGTTCACAAGCGCAAGGGCCTGCCAACAGTTCTGCGAATCCACTGTAATAGACATCGATTCGATGACGTTATCTCTTGTTCCTTCGCCGTACATTGACAGCCAGTCGCTCGCGAGGCATCCACGCTGAACGGAACGCTCCTTGTTTCGGGAGTAAATCTTCCAAAGACCTGCACCAATCTGCTCATCGAGGTTCGCCTGGATCCTGTCTAGTAAATCATCCAAAGTCTGTACATAGAATGGGAATTTCGGTAGGGCAGTGTAGTGAAGTTCGTTATCGTTCAATACCACATCGAGGAACTCTGCCCTGGCAAGCTCGTCCTGCAATGCGTTGAACTTCACGCTGTCATATACGAAGCCCTCACCGTATGTGTCTGGTCTGGCTTGCTTGTCTTTGCCCGGCTCGTAGTTGAGTTCGAACCGCTCGCCACGATAGACAATATAGTCGCCTATCTGAAAGTTGATAGGCACTTCATGCTTGAAATTGATAGCCACGAAGCACTCACCCATCCAAGAATCGGAGTACTCCAATCCATGAACGGTTATCTGCTCTCCGTTAACGTCTGTCAGCTTCGAGCCATCCTTATGATAAATATTCCAAGCGCTCATCTGTATGCTATACTAAATTTGAAATATTGCCCTGTGTATCCTTAATCGGCTTAATATCAGTAACAGGGTCGTTAAACTTGAAAGTAATAGAGAGGACTAGCAAGTCCTCGTTTCCCGGGTATCTGTACAGGTCCGGATCAATGCTCTTCAGTCTTACATGCTGTCTTCCGATTCTATTGAAGTCGCAATACATCTTCATCATGCCTGACTTGCGGATGTAATCAATAAAAGCCTTACATTTCTCGTTAGCGCCGAAAGCCTCGCCGTGGAACATAAACTTAACCTTATTCTCGTAGGCTGCCATATAGAGTCCATCCTTTCCGATATATTCGTCATCACCATGCTCGTCGTGCCACTCCCTTTTTGCAGGTTCCTTGACAGAATCGCATGGCTTGAACGGATTCTCGCTGACGTACATACCGAAGTCGGCGATGGAGTCCTTCACCTCGTTCCCATCGCCTTCCTTCTGCATGTATATCCTGAAATAATCTTTCATACCTTAAATCAACTTTTTATAATTGCAAATATACGAAAAATAGAATAAATATGCAAGAATATACGCATAAATATGCGTTAATTGAACTTAAAGTCGTGTCTATCCCTGATATTGACTGGTCCGGTAGCTTTCACGACTGTTCCTCCGTATTGGTAGACGAAGCACTTTGCGGTATCTTCGCATTCAACATGAAGCTCTGCACCATCTAACAGATTGACAAACACCCTAGAGAACCCCTTAACCTTCAGGTAAAGTGAAGAGTTGTGTCTTACGTATATCTCTCCACTGTCCATCCAGTCATAGCTGATATTTGCTACGCACTCTCCATTGAGGATGACAACCTTCGGATTTTGCAGGTCAACGTTCTCGTCAACATACACACCATGATCGTGAATAACATCACCAAAGTACTTCTTCATATCCTTGGTCGAAGGCCAGTTTCTTCCGATACAGAAGTCGATACCCTTAACAAACTTCTCGACCATCTCATGCTTGGATGAGTTGTCGTGCCACTCGACGGTCCACTGAGCGCAAAGACCCAGTGAAACCGCCTCGTTCTTCATTCTGTCTGATAGATTTCTTTTTTCAAACATAATTATTTCATTTTTTATGCAAATATACAAAATATCGCATAAATATACGTAAATTATTGTATAAATATACGTTAAATGTATAGGTATTCATAATTTATTTTCGTATATTTGCATTGGGATAGGTTGGAGTAGCTACCAACTGATAAGGCTAACTCAGTGGGCCTTCCCTTTCTTTTAATCACTGAGGTAACTTTTAAATTCACTGAGGATGGATAACAGTATTGAAATTTGGAAAGACATTGAAGGTTTTTCTGGCTACAAAGTCAGTAACTTTGGAAAAGTGGTATCGTTTAAAAAGGGAAACCTATATTTATTGAAATTGAAAACTACAAAAGGTGCAATTCCTTGCGTTTTCTTGTCAGCAGGAAGAAAAAGAGGATATGTTAAACTTTCCGTGTTAGTTGCAAAAGCTTTTGTCCCAAGATTTGATGATAAAAACTATGTTCATTTTAAAAACGGAGACTTACACGATTGCCGCGCAGAAAATTTATACTGGTCTGACGTAGTAGACGAAATACCATGTGACAAAGGGGAAATATGGAAAGACGTTAAAGGATATGAGGGTATATATAAGGTTTCCTCTTATGGCAGAGTCTACTCTCTTACGAGAGAAAGATTTAACGCAAAAGAAGGAAGAATCTACAAGGGTAGGATGCTAAAACCTAATGTGCAAAAGTATGGCTATAAATGCGCCGCATTACTTTCTAATGGTGAGCATAAACTAAAAAAGATACATAGACTTGTGGCAGAAGCATTTATTCCTAATCCGGACAACAAGCCCACTGTTGACCATATCGACGGAAATCCAAGTAATAACCGTGTCGACAATTTAAGGTGGGCTACCGTTAAAGAGAATATAAATAACCCTTCAACATTATGCAATAAATACGGAAAGGTAGACTTAGGTAAGAACCCTATGGCAACTCCTGTTTACGGCATCAACATCTTAACTGGCGAACGTTTGGATTTTGACTGTATAGAATCTGCCGATAGATTTCTTGGCGTGAAATATCCAAGGTATATCGGGTTGTGTTGTCGAGGAAAGTGGAAATCTTACAAAGGATATTATTGGCATTACGTATAAGTGCAAAGGGTGTGAGTTTTTATTCTTCTCACACCCTTTTTAATTTACTTCAACCTTAGACTCTTCGATCCTGATTCCCTTGTTACGGAACGCATCCAGGAATACATATCGTCAAGCATTCTATTTCTGTACTCTGCAAGAGAAACAAGCTGATTCATGGCAGTTAGTTGTGATCTCGCAATCACATTAAGCTCTGGAACCGATTTCACAGCATCAGATATCAACTTTATGTTTTCCCTATCAACAGAAACATTGAGACGTATGTCGTTTACGTAGCTGCAAAGCAGATCAGCTGTCTCCTCTGTGATACTCTTAACAGAGTTGGTAGCAGAGGAACTTCCGTCCTCTCTCATGTCCAATCCTTCGTTCTTTAAGGCATCAACAAGACCGGTTATCTGAGGAACAACCTTATCTCCTATTTCGTTAACCTGCTTCGCAAAATTAATCATATCCGTTTCGTCGAGTTGCCCCTTTTTGTCAAGAACAGATGTGAGCCATTCGAGAGGTTTTTCGAGAGCCTTTTCCATGATTTTCTGCGTAACGATATTCTTTACCACATCGCGAACCATTTCCTTGACCTTCTTCTTGTAAGCATCTACAGCATCCTCACCTTTAGCCCATGCACTCACAATGGTGTCAGTAAGTGTGCTTGCCCAGCTCTTCATATCGATAGAGTAAACGTCTTTAAGGAAGTCCTGTGCGAACGTCTTGATCTGTAACTCCATCTCCTTGATTTGCTGGTCGTAGTCAGCAATCTTATCCTTATCCGTCTTTTTCTTATCCTCCTCAGCTTGTCTCTGCTTCCTTAGCTCATCTTCCTGAGCGTGGAGTAGGGCGAGCTGATCTGCGTATGCGGAAGGATTCGTCTCCGTCTTCATCACAGCATCATAGGTCTCCTTGCTGTAGTGACTCATGTTCTTGCCACCGAAGAAAGCCTTACCCGTATCAGTCTTTGAATAAGCATCCCAAGTCTTATAGTCATTCTTTACATCGTTGAGCTTTTTAGTTGTATCAGAAGACCTTTCGTAAGAATAGATTCCACCGAGTGTCTTTTCAATAACGGAACTGATATTGCTAGATAGGTTCTTCAATTCATTCAGCTGTCTCTCTGCGAGCTTTATCTGTCTGTCGAGCTTAGCATCATGAGCCTTTGCAAACGCCTTGATAGGAGAGGTAAATATGCCAGTGACACCGGAAAGGATTCCACCAACGTTGCCGGACTCCGCGCTTGTTACCACCTTTGACAGTGAACTTGACATGCCAGAGAATGTCTCGAAGAACGCAGAAGCGTCCTGCCATCCATCAGACTCAGTGTCAGCTCCGAGAAGGGAAGCAGTCTCTTTGACGTCATTGAATGCTTCACTCATTCCCTGCACATTCTGGTCGATAATGCTTACTACGTTAGCAAACTTATCAAGAGATTCTTTCGCCTTTGTTCCATCCTTAAACAGAATCTCAGCAGCTTTCATCATAGCCTTTCCACTGGCAATCATGCTGTCACCACGCTTGATGAAGTTTTCGTCTCCCATTTTGAGGCCAAGTTCGCGAACCTTCTTGCCTTCAGCAATTTTGCTTGCTGCGATTGTCATCTGCTCGCTGGCATCAGAAATCTTCTGCTCAGCCATTCCCTTTAGACCTCCATTGAGGAAAGTCTTCTTTGGACTCGTCAGCTTCGATAACTGCTCATCAAGCTGCTTGATTTCCTTGGCGTACTCTCTCGCATCGATGGCTCCGTTTTGCAGAGCCTCATTGATATTCTGCCTGATTCTTGCTCCGATGGCCTGAGCCTTATCCATACCGAGAGAAACGATGGCTCCGTAGAAGTTGAGATAATCAGAAGAGTTTTTGAACTTGTCAAGCTTAACCTGACCAATCTCCTTGTCTCTCTGAATCTCATATCTCACCTTGACGCCAGGATCATTCGTCTTGCTGATAAGCTCGTTGTATCTTTCCCTTATCTTCAAGATTTTATCCTCGTAATCTTCCGTCTTCTCGATGATGTCGGCAGCATCCTGCAAAATCTTGATATAGTTGCTTCGAAGAAGGTCAACTATCTTCTTCCACGCCTCATATTCACCTGGACCTTTAAGAGTTTCCTTTGCAACACCATCGGACATCGACATCGCATTCTCTCTCTGGAAGTCCTTTCCGAACTTATTGTTATACTCGACTATAAGTTCCTTTGCCTTGTCATCGATATATCCGGGATTGCTGAATGCGGCACTGGAGAAATTCTTATCACCGGTCTTACTGAATAACTCTTTGTACAAGTCCCATTGACTCGATAACCTGTTCAATAATTCCATGAAATCAGCCGCCTTTCTCTCGTACTCCTTCTTGTCCTTCTCGTCGAAGAGCCACTCAGCAACCTCGCGATAGATAGAAGTCTGGAACTTCTTTCTCTCGGTGGTGTTTATACTGAATCCTTCAAGGAGAGAATGGACAGCCTTCTGATAGTCGTCAAGATTAAGACCGGTAACCTCTGGGAAGAGATTGTAAGTCTTCTTCTTTGCCTCTTTATCAGACATGATGCTCTTGTACTTCTGGTACATCTGCCTTGCAGACTTCAAGCTGCTAAGGCGTTCCTGCAAGCGTTTGAGCTCAGCGTCCTCTTCGCGACCATTCTTGTTTTTGCCTTTCCCAAAGCTACCCGTAACCTTGTTCTTTCCAAGATCGTCAGATATGTAACCTGCGTCAGCGATAGCTTTCCACAAATCGTACTTGTGTTTAGCATTCTTGTACTCAGAAGAATTCTTGCTTACTTTTCCATTGACGATCGTATCAAGTTCGTTTCTCGCAGCCTTGAGCTCCTTACGAATATTCTCACCTGTGGTCTCGAAAGACTGGTCTTGCACTTGTCTTAACGCATTATCAACCTCTCTCGTCCAAAACTTACCTTTCTTTTTGTTTCCAGTGAAATTTCCGTTCTTATGAAGTCTTTGCCTTATAATCTCAGAGAAAGGAGTGTTCACGCCAGAGTTGTACGAAGGCTTTCCTTTCTTTCCGTTACCACTGTCGCCTGTCCAAAAGTCCATATCCATGAGCTTACTGATAGCCGAATGAAAATAATACAATATGGTTTTGCTTGTAATATTTGCCTTCTGAGCCATCTTGTCCATCATGCTGGCGAAAATCTCAGGGTTTCGTTTTGCCCACGTGCGGAATTGATCTTGAGACAATCCGAGCTGTTTTCTGATGGACTCAAGTCCTCTCGGCACGTCGTCATACATTATTTCGGACACATCATCGCTAGAATCCTTCGCTCTTTCCGCAAGTTCCTTTAACCAGTTTTCTGTCTCCTTGCTTCCATTTGCAAACTTGTCGACAAATTTTTCCCAATCATCTCCGCCAATAGCCGCAAGCATCCTAATCTGCTCAGTAATGGGCAGACCCTTGATTTGATTTGCTAGCTCTTCGTTGTTTTCCATCAAAGACCGGATAAAATCCTCCATTTTTGCCTTTGTGCTAGAGTCGAGCTCGTCGAACATCACCTGGAACTTAGACAGAGATTCTTGTGCTTGTTCCACATTCTTTGCAATATCATCGTTCGTGAGTCCATTCAACCACTGTAACCATTGTGGAGTATCAGCTCCGATCATATCGAATAGGTTGTCGCTAACAAGACCTGTTGCTGAAGTTGCGTTATTCGTTATAACTCCATATTTATCAGCTAATCCATCATTTGCTTTTTTCGCATCCTCAATTTTTTCTTTGAGTATGTCGTATTGTTTTGACAGGCTTCCTGCGCTTTCAACCTGCTGCTTGATAGAATCCGTGTAATCATCTGAGCTTTTCAGAATCTCCTTCATCGAATCAACTTGTAAAGAAAGGTTGGAGGAGTCTTTTGGGCCTAATCCGGACAGAAAATCTTCGTATTTTTTAGACTTCTGCTTAGCTCCTTCAATCAATGACTTTTCCTCTTCCTTTACTCGACTTGACCATTGATAGTATCCCATCAACAATGAAGTGATAGCCGTAATACCGATTCCCCACCAACCACCGATAGCGTTGATAAATCCTCCGATCTTTGAAGTGGTCATGCTCCATACAGCAGACATTCTGCCTCCATTCAAGATGATTTGCTCTTGTTTGGCGGTTATTTGTCCCATCAATACGAGCTGCCTAATTATCTCCTTAGAAACCAATCCTTCCTTGACTGCTCGCTGCATCTGCAATACGGACATTCTTCCTTCGAGTGCAGCCCTATTGTAGCTCGCGACAAGCGATTGCTTTTCCGACAGAATAGCAGCTCTCTTGAACACATTCTGCTGGGCAATCTTCTGCGTAATCTCTCCTTCCACAACAAGTTGCTGCTGTTCGATAGCATAAGACTTTAACTGGGCATTCATCTGCTGAGTATAACTCTTAGCAAGTGATCCAATACCCATCTTAGAATAAGCCATACCGCCGAGCTTCCTTGCAGCAAACACCGCTCCGAATGAAAGAAGGGCAGGAGACAGCTTGTCCAAAGCTAACACAAGGTCAGTTACTCTATTTATGATGAAAGAGAAAGTACCTCCGACGATATTCTTGCCTTCCGCGAACCTTCCAAGCATAATATCCCAGGCATCAATGAACTTATTCCATCGGCCAAGCAATGTTTCTGACAATACAAGCTGCATGTTGTAAAACTGACCACCCTCATCAGTCATCTTCCAAAGTACCTTCTGGACATCCTCAAAGCTAACCTGTCTAGCACTAATCATCTTCTTGACATCTGCCTGGGTATAATTGTTCCTTCCGTTTTTTCCTTCTGAGTTATAAAGCTCAGTTATTCTCTTCAAAAGAGGAAGACCAGCGTAAGCAAACTGGCGCAACTCCTTACCATCGAGCCAAGAACGAGCCTTTACCTGGCCGAATGCCAAACCCAATCGTCCGAAGTCTACACCAAGACCAGATGCAATATCCGCAAGTCGTTTTGTGGTATCATACAAGTCATTTGCTTCGACTCCGAATGCAGCCAGCTGCTTTACATCTCGGTTCAGCTCTCCAAACTTGAATGGAGACTGCAACGCAAGCTGCTGTGTCTGAGCGAACAGCTCGTCAGCCTTCTGTACATCACCAAGGATGGAGCGTAACGCAACATGCTGCTGAACAATCTCACCACCTGTCTGTACGATTGAATTAAAGAATTGCTGTGCGCCAAAGACAATACCTCCCTGTAAGAAGAGAGACTTGATATCTCCGACTATGGATTGCATCTTCTTCGCTTCAGCGTTTGCTCCGGCGAATGCTGCTGCGAGGTCGTTTCGTGCCTTTGCGGCAGACTGAGCAATCTCCTGCTGACGCTTCTGCTCCAGCTCAATGCCTCTTTGAACCTCTCGGTTTACTGCTTTCTGATCTTGAAGGACTCTCGAAGCCAATGTGGTATCGTGGCCACTACCAATATTACCAAGCAAACCGAGGCTATCCTTCCAGTTTTCTGAATTAAGTCTTCCCTTAATATTTATAAGGGCTCTCATTAAAGAAAGAAGTCTGTTAATCTCGGCTTCAGCCTTGCTCACATCTGCACCGATAGAGATGCCCCTGCTGTATTCCGAGCGAAGCTGGCGAACCTTATTTCCGAGAGAATCATACCGACGCTCCGTGTTCTTCAAATCATTCTGGCGTTGCCTCTCTGCCTCTTTTGCCTCGCGTGCTGCGTCCTTTATAAACTTTGCATAAGTATTTGCTTTATCTATAGCATTAAGATACCCGGAACTCTTTACGACATCAGTTGCTGTGAGTCCTGTGATAGGATGAATACCTCTGTTATTCCTGATCTGTTCTAACTTAGTTCTGTATTTAGACAGCTCTGACAACGACTGACGTATGTTGTTCGTTGAATCGACTCCAAACATCTGTATGCCTTCACCATGGCGTTTGTTGATTTCGTCAATAATAGAAGATAACTTATAAAGTTCTCTCTCTGCCCTGTTTGCCTCAGTTGCAACGCTGTTAGGGAATATGTTGAATCCAGCACCTTCCTTAGACACCTCTCCGAGTATGCGACCTATTTTATACAACCCGTCCTGGACAGACTCCAACTGCTGGAGTTTTTTCGGACTAAAGAAATCTTCGCTTGAAAATACACCAATGTTACGACGTAATTCTTTAACGAAGTTGTTTAGCTTTTCAAAACTACGACCTCCCTTATCTCCAATACCTTTTGTTGCTTCGGATATTGCTTCCAAAGCATTCTGTGCCTGCTTACCAGTAGCATCAATCTTGTTTAATTCTTTGGTAATCTTTTTGGTTTCCTCTTCAATTCTCGATTTAAGAGTGAGCGAGAAACTGAGGTCTCCCATATTTCCACCTGCCATATCCTGAATATTTTAAAATTAGAGTTTATTGTTTAAGTAATCAGCAAGATTTATTTTCTCGCCGACAAGACTTCCTTCTTTCTTCTTTTTCTCCATCCACCTGTCGTAGAGGTCATCCATCTCCTTCTTGGTGTGCTTCTTCGGACCACCTTCCTTCTTCGTCTTAGGATAGACGACAAGAGGCTGGTCAGCAACCATAAGGTCAATCTGTGCCGATGAATAGCCCCACCAGTAGTCGTAGGCCGCGATAAAGTACTTGCGCTGAAAGAGGAAACCGAACTTCTCCGCTAGTGAGAAGGCTGCTCCCCAGCTTGTTCTGCTTGGATAGCTTCTACTTCGCTCCTCGTCATCGTCATCATCACGTCCGTCATCCCGGTCGCTAATATGGTAGCCAGTGAGAATGCGTTCGATGGAATTTTTTTTTTAGAAACATCGAGGACCCTCAGCACCTCGGCCACGTCCACATCCTTGATGTAGTAGAGCCAGCGCCAGTAGATCCAATACAGGAATCGAATCTTCCAGATGTTGTTGAGGAGAATGCAGACACAAATCTTGACGTTGCGTTTCCATTCATTCTTCTCCTTTGCCCTGATGTGGGAACACTTGCTCATGGTTCCCTTGCGAAGCCAGCCGAGCTTGTGCTTCTTTCCTCTGAACACGAACTCGGTAGGCTCGTCGTGCAGCACGCTGTCTAGCAACTCCTGCAAATCCACCGAAGGCTGCTCTATTTTCTTTTCTTCTGCCATGATTGTATGCTATTAAATGAAGTAGGGCGGCACGGCTGTTGATTAGCCTGCCGCCCTACGGTTTGTTATCCTGAATATAATTACCTAAAGAAGCTTTTTTCTCTTGATTAACCGCCAATGCCTGTTCCCACACCAGCTGGAGCCTTAGTAAGCCAAGCGATGCTACGCTTACCTGCACCCTCGATAGAACCAGAGAACTTGAACGCGACAGGCTCAGTACCAGAGTTATCCCACTGCAAGGTAGCGTAGAGAGCGATGTTGGTGATAACCATGAGGTTTTCCTTCTCATCGTCAACGATAACGATAGTACCCTTGATCTTGAACTTCTTAGGCTCAACAGCGATACCTGTAAAGCCGGCAGAAGCGTCGAGGGTGGCGTCACCTGTACCCTTCAGTGTAACCTTGGTTAGCTCTGTGATTGCATCCTCGCCGAACATAATTTTCAGCAGGTCCTTTGCCTTTGATGGAACAACGAACTCTACATTGAAGTCGCCGAGCTCTGCTGTAGTTGCCCAGTCGCCTGCAAGACCGATAACCTTGTAGTGGTTGATGGTTGGGTCATCCATAGTCGCCTTCAGCGAGTCAACGGTAACCGGAAGCTCAACATCTGGGGTGATGTCAACTGTAGCATTGTTCAAATCGGTAATAGCCTTTGAGTAGAGCAGAGTTTTAGGACCATTGAAAATGTCCTTCATCTTGTCAATAGTTGTCATAGCCATAATCTAAAATATTTTAAATTGTTATACCTGAATACTTATTTAGTACGTAACCTTCCTTGTATGATCGTCACGGAAAAACCTGCTCCGTCGTCTGTCTGTAGTGTTATACGAGGATTTGAAACAATGAGATTTTTTGTGGAGATTGGAAATCTGTCCATAATCTCCTGGACTTTCTCGTCAACGCTAGATACATCAAGTGTGTGCGGGTTGCTTGCCGAATTCTTATCGCGCACATACAATTCGATTTGAGCTATAGTGGTGAAATCATTGTAAACTCCACTTGAGTTCATCTCGTTATTGTAGATACTAGATGGAAAGTATACCACGATGTAGCTGTTGATTTTCGTATCAACTGCTTTTGGTCGGCTCCGGGAGTAGAGCTTGTCGCAAATCCCCTTCATTGCATTACCGACATCGAAATATAGAGTCTTAATACTAACCATATCTTACATCGATCTAAAGTATCTAACCAAATATTCTCTGAGAGAGGTAATTACGTCGTGACCTCTCTTTACCTCGACAAACTTAGCGTAATCCACGCCGGCAACTAGAAGCATCTGCCATGTAGCATCGTACTTTCCTTTGTTGTGTTCCCTTGAAACAAGTTCATCCCACGCAGCGTTCGGACCATATTCGCCACCTTCTCCATATTCACCCTTGAAAGGTCTCCGTCCGCTGTCTTTGAAGGAGAACGAACTGCGATAATACTTTTCGAGGTTGTATCTCTCTCCAGCAGCAAGGGTTACTCGGGTTGGCTCTGGACCAGGAGCATAATGAATTGACTGCAATGAGCCGTTGTAATATGTACCGATGGCGGTTGACTTGTACAAGTTACCGGTTACGTCATCATAGTTGCGAGCCTTGTCGACAGCCTTCATTGTCATTTCAGCCGCATGGTCCATCTTCTGCTGCATCTTTGCTACAGCCATCTGACGGATTTTCTTCTCGACCTGTAAAAACTGACCTGATAAACTTGTCATAATCTAAACCCTTGTCAAATTCCAATACACAACAGTCCTGTTATTATCCGGCTCGCAGTCCTTAACCATACCTACCTCGGTGTTGTTGCCGACAGTGGAGTAGATGGTGTCGCCGTCAAGAGGACATCTGTCAGCATCCCATTCGTCATATCTGACCGGAATCGATGCCTTCCTCTTGTTCTGGTCGACATTCTTGTCTCCCTCTGTAGTGGTATCGGTGTAGCTGCGGCCTTCGCCATAATAGAGAATGATTTCCTTGTCCTCACCAACTGGAGCATCATCATCGGCAAACGGGTCATCAGGGTCGGCTTTTCCGACGACCTTCCTCACGATCTTGATGATGTGAGGATATCTTGGGTTTCTGATGTTTTCCTTTTCCATACGCCTTATTTGATGATGTGAGGGAGAGGTTCTCCCCAAGGAGAATAATTCGCCCTCTTTACTCCGTGGGAGGTCACCCGGAAGGTGGATTTCTTCTTGAGCATCGAATCAGGCTCCAGCTCCGCATAGATAGCGTTAGCCTCTGCCTTCATCTCGCTCCTGTCGTTGTCCGACATGTCATAGCCACCTCCCGAATGAGTCCATCCGTTATCGGAATCGGAGGTGTTGTTCACCTTGCTCGGACCAAGAATAAACCATTTCAGCATGTCGGCATAGGCAAGTCTAACCTTGTCCTTGTCGCAGGCTTCGAGGTCAATGCCATTTTCAAGCTCCCTGTCGTGCATGATGCCCAACAGAGCCTTCATCGGCATCTCGAACTTCACCTTATTAATAAGGTAGTCGTTCACAGTGTAAATGTTCATCTCCGAATCCATAGTCATACAATCTAGTTACGTTAATAGTTCCAAGACCGAAATTAATCAGTCTTGGTAATGTCCATAATGCAATGGTCTGGGAAGTCGATGAGAGCTGGGCAAGCAGAGAACATGATGTCTGTGTGCCACTCCATGTACTTACCGTTAGGAACTACTGAGTTCATGAGCAGACCGAGACCATCGTTAGTTGTACCGAACACGGTAGAGATAGCCTTGTTACCAGCATACTCAATCAACTTACGATCGAGACTGTCTGTGCGCTCGAACTCACAAGCATCACCGGCAGGACGGAGAACAACGATGTCGTCAGACCAACCCTGCTTGTACTCATCGGTTGTATGAGTAAGGTTGCGCTCCTTCTCGGTCACAATCTCGATAGGAGATACACCCTCGAAGTCAACGAATGCCTGGATGAACTGTTCCTTGCTGATAGGCATTGTCTTGGTAGAGGCAATGTAGTTCAGCTGGCGGTAATTGGTAACAAGCTCGCGAACCTCTGCGTTCTTCAAGAATACATTGTAGAATGTATTGCGAGTCATCTGCCACTTCAGAGCGCCGTCGAAACCGCCTCGGGTCTCACGATACTTAGCCTCCTTCTCCTTCATGTAGGTAAGGATGGTAGCAGCAGGGTCATTCCACTTCTTAGCACCACCATTGATGAAGTTGTCGCCATACTCGATAGGGTCGATAGCCTTGTGCAGTGGAGTGGAGATACCACGACCAATGCCGGAGTAGTCAATCTTACCGGTAGACATCAACTGAGCGGTCATAAAGTTCATTGTCGCATCAACAGAGTCGATACGGGTCTGAACCTCATCACACCAGTCTGCCAAGATATCGGCATCGTTACCGAACTCCTCAAACTGTTTGATGCGTGCATAACGCTCAACTGCGGTCTCAACATAACCAGGAGTGATGAAGTCAGGGATAGAAGCGGTGTACCACTCATGTCCGTTCTTGTCCATCTGGTTAGAATCACCGAGAGGAGCACGGAGGTCAGCCATAGGAGCTGCCTTCAACTTGCGCGCCTTGACGTTGAATGTTGCCAAGCCATAGTTGTCAGTAGATGTCAGGAACGAAGCGTTATGTCCCTGTGTCTTGTACCAGCCATAATTAGTAAAGAAGATGTCCTTTTTATCAAGGAAACTCTGCAAATATGCCGTATTCTCCTGAGAACCGAAGAACTTAGCAAGTCGCGAATTATTAAAATCAAATTTTGCCATAATCCTGAATCAATCTTTAAGGTTAATAATTAGAGATGGAACCATCCGTTAACGCGACTCTTGTTGAGAGCCTTGATTGCAGGAGGGATTGGAGACATCCTGTCGATGTACATAACGGTGTCGTCGTTAGCAAGGAATGGAGTAAGCAAGTAGCGAGAACCATCCTCGAAATCGTCACCAGGAGTGAACAGGAAGTCGTAGTCGCACTGAGCATAACCGTTAGGGTTGGTTACCATAGGCTTCTTGGCGTCGCCGGCAGCTGCTGCCTCAACGAGTATCGCATCCTTCGCTACAATACCGAGTGTTGCTGACAAAGTAAGCTTCCATACGTCTGCGCCAGCCTCGGTTGTCTTCTCAACACCAGTAACCGTAACTGCTGTGCCTGTTCCATCGAGAGCGTTAGGAGCTACCATGATATTGTCTCCAATGAACGGAATGTGCTTGTAGCCATCACGTACAATAAGGAGAGTTGTGTCAGTATCGCCGGTCTTCTTTGCACACTGGTAAGACTTAAGAATCTTAACAGTAGCGCCTGCGTTGCCATAGATGCCAGGATCATACTCCAGGAAGTCACCGGCGTAAATCTTTGCAGGACCCTTGAAAGGGTTGAGCAGCTTACCACCAGTTGTAGGAGTACGGAAAGCATCCTTTACGGCGCCATTCAACTTGACGAATACATAGCGGATACCGCCGATTTCGCCACGAGCCTGGATGAGTGAACGACCTGGCAAGAAGCCGCTACCATTCATCCTTTCACTGTAATAAGGAGAAACTGTTCCCATAATCAATAAATAATTTTGTTATCCTGAATACTAATTGTTATTCGTCCTTTGGCTTGTGTCGAGATCTGATAGCTGCAACGTCATCGAACTCGTGTTCGTCTACGGTTCCGGTTCCTCCGGCTCCGCCACCTCCGCTTCTAGGCTTGGTGTCTGGATTGATACCAGCTTCCTTGAGGTCAGCATTGTAAAGAACCTCTGCCTTACCGACAAGATCCTTAATGTCTGCTTCACCCTCAGGAATCTCAAGCTTATCCAAAGCTGTCTTAACGAAAAACGAATTCAAAGGAATGTTGGCCTTCTCAAACTTAGCCTTAAGACCTTCCTTAATGGAGTTCACCAACGCCTTCTTCGCGTCAGCTGCTTCCTTCTGCTCTCGCGCCTCACGCTCCTTCTTGACTTCACCAATGAGCTTTTTTGCCCACTCAGGCATATCCTCTTCGTTAGGAATTTCGTCTTTTTCCGGCTCTTCCTCGTCAAGCTCAGTTTCCTTTGCCTTCTGACGTTCTTTCGCCTTCTTCTTGTATTCCTTAACCTGCTGAGAAACGTCAGAATGGAGATTACCGTCCATGCGTTTCAAGCGATTTGTAACCTTGGTTACCAACTTAGCGTTTGCAGCTTCGTCTTCACCAAAATCTTCGAGTACGTCATCAAGTTCTTCATTGATGGTTTTCTCGCTAATTGTCAACTTGGTACTACCGAGTTCCTTGTTGACCAATGCTAAGAGTTCTTCTCTTGTCATGTTGTTTTTTGATTAAAAATGTTATCCTGAAGCGGTTCTTCCACCTCAAAAAATGTATAAATATACCTTTTATTTTGCAAATATATGAATAAATATGCAATTATCCAAGAAAAATTGTATATTTTTGCAGTATTAAATGTATATTTATGCAAAATGAGATTTATTCAGGATTAAAATTGGATAACGGAGAGCCGATTTACACTCAAGAGTATATCCAGTCTCTACGAGACACCGACAAGAAGCATCCCGACAAGCTGAAGATTATTGCTCAGCGTGGCGGTCAGGAGCGTATGCTATCTATTGATGCTGATATTAAGATAGTTGGAGGCTCACGAGGTGGCTCAAAATCCTTCTCTTCTCTTATGGAAGTTTTGAAGGATATCAAAAATCCGGACTTTCATGCAACTATCCTTCGTAACGAAAAAGATGACTTACAATCCTTAGTAACAGACTCTTACAAATTGTTCTCCCAATTCGGAACTTACAATAAGTCACAAAACGACATGACCTGGAACTTCGATAACGGAGGGTGGCTTAAGTTCTCATACTATGCAGGAGCCTATCAGGATTTTAAGACACGATTCCAGGGACGACAGTATGCGTATGTCTGCATCGATGAGGGTACTCAGTGCCCATATAAGAAGTTCAAGTATCTCTTGACCAACAACCGAAATGCAGCACATATCCGTAACCGCTTCTGGATTACATGTAACCCTGACCCGGAATCATGGGTACGAAAGTTCATCGACTGGTGGGTTGACGAGAATGGTTACATCATACCGGAGCGAGACGGAGTTATCCGATACTGCTTTATGGATGGAGATACGCCGGACTCAATCTACTGGGGCGACACAAGAGAAGAGGTTTACGAGCAGTGCAAGGGCATCATCGATAGTCTTTGGAAGGACAGCTACGAGGAGCTTGGATACACAAAGCTCGAAATGTTCATCAAGTCGGCAACATTCATCCGCGCCGATGTATCAGAGAACATCAAGCTCATCTCCACCGATGCTTCGTATATCGCCAACCTTGCACAGCAGGACGAGGAACAGCGTATGCGAGACCTCGAAGCCAACTGGAACTGGAAAGCTGCCGGCGATGACATGATCAAAATGGAAGACCTTGAAGAAATATTCGATAACTCCGAACAGACAGGAGACGGAAAGCGCAGAGCTTCTGCCGATGTTGCATTCACGGGCGGCGATAACTTCGTGATGTGGCTTTGGGAAGGATGGCATTGCAAGGATTTGGTTGTGCTGAGGCTGGACCCTAAGACCCTTGTTTCGGTAGTTGAGTCCAAGCTGAGAGAGTGGGGTGTGCAGGAATGCAACTTCACTTACGATATGCAGGGCATAGGTCAGTACTTCAAGGGATTCTTCAAGGATGCCGTCCCATTTAACAACCAGGCAGCGCCTATACCTCAGAATCATCAGGAAGAAGAAGGAATCAAATACCTATATAAGGATTTGAAGTCTCAGTGTGCGTGGTTATTCTATAAGATGATAAAGGAGAAGCAGATTTCCATCGACTCGTCCCTACTCGAAAGAAAGTATTCTGGAAACGGATTCGACAAGGTCTCTCTCAGACAGATTCTTCAGAAGGAGAGAAAGATGCTTCGGCGCGACGAGAACAGCGACGATAGGGGATTCAAGCTATTACCTAAGAAGATTGCCAAGAAATATGTCGGGCACTCGCCTGACTTCTTTGAGTCTTGGTTCTACGTAATGATATTCAGTTTAACAAAAAAGAAACATAAAAAGGTAAAAGGATTATGGAGAATTTAAATTTTAGAGAAATACTCGTAAAGAAGCCATTCTACGAGCTTAAGCCTGACGGATACATGAGTCATGGCACTTTCTCCGACAAGGTTGGTGATAGGAGTATGCAGAATATGCCTTACGACCCTTGTGTATGGAGAGTAAAAACCCAGTCCGACTTCCTTCGTGAGTACTTCACAAGCGGACACAGAATCTGGGACAAGAATGCGTATCCGGATATAATCAAGGAGAATCCTGATTGGGACCCGAAAGATCCTTCTACCGGCAATCATTATTACTTGCAGCCTATTACAAGATGCGCATTTGCTTTCCAACAGGTTATCGCAACAAAACACACCTTGCACCTAACCGGAAACGATATTCAGTTCGAGCTTGCAGACAGCACAGATGAGCTTGAAGAGGAAGAGGAATCCCAGAAGAACCTCAATGTCTTCAAGAAGGGATGGCTTATGCACAATATGGAGATTGCGTTCTTTGAAGCGGTAAGCTCTTACATGATCGTTGCAGAAACCGCCGCAGTCGGCTATATCGACAAAGGAAAGTTCGGAGTTAAGGTCCTGTCATTCAAGAATGGAGACTATCTCTACCCGCATTACGATTCAATAACAGGAGAACTCTCTGTATTCGCCCGTAAGTATTACGACTTGGATGAAGACGGAAACGCTCAGATTGAGTGGGTTGAGGTCTGGGATGATACCTATTATTATAGGTTCAGAAATGATGTTGGTAAAAAGAGCGTAACTAAGAAGGCAGCGAACCTCATTAAGGGATTGTTCGGAATGAACGGATATGCTCTTGCCGAAAAGAAAGAACATCACTTCAATTCAATTCCGGTTGCATACATCAGAAATGATGAGGGACCATGCTGGTCCAATGTTCAGAAGAACATCGAAGATTACGAGGAGGCATTCTCGTACCTATGCGAGAATAACAAAGCGTATGCTTTTCCTGTATTCTACGTAAAGGGTGACGGTGAGGAGATTACCATTTCTGGCGACGATATGACTGGAGCTGCAAAGGTTATCGCTATGAACAGCAAGGATAACGATGCAGGATTCCTCAATGGAACCGATGCATCAGAAGCTTTTGCGACCCAGCTCAACAAGTCGTATGACCTCATCTATGAGCTGTCATTTACCGTAAAGCCTCCTGAGCTGAAGTCAGGAGACCTCCCTGGTGTAGCTATCAAGCTTCTTTATTCTCCTGCATTGGAGGTAGCTATGAATGATTCCCAGAAGTTGCAGCCATTCCTTGATAAGCTGGTAGAAATTGCCAAGTTTGGAATCGGCCACGAAAACAATGCGACGGCTTCTATTGTTGGTCTCGACATCAATGCTTGGATAGAGCCTTATACTCATCAGAATAAAAGTGAACTTCTTACAAATCTTGCAACTGCCGTTCAGAACGGATTCCTATCGAAGCAGACTGCATCGGAGCGTTGTCCTGATTTCCCAAAGAATGCCGAGTGGGAGCGTATCTTACGAGAGAAGAAAGAGGAGGACCAGCAAGACCTTCTTATGGATATTCAGCGTGCGGATAACGAAACAGAGAATGCAATCGAGGAGCAGAAAGCTACAGCTCAGATTAACGGATACTCAGCCACAGTAAATACCGGTAACGGAAGAAAGCGTGGGCGCCCCAATAAATTTAACACCGATTCCAACGGCAACAGGTTAGGGGAGTCACATTGGGACGAATTCAACAAGAAGAATTAATAGCCTATGGATGAGTTAAAACGTTCTGTCGATTACAGCAGAAAGCGATTGCAGGCAATCCGAAACTGCGAGAGCCACCTATCAGATATTCTCTGGAAATCGACACAGAAAATAATTACCGCAAGCAAGCGATACAGAGGTGCGGGCAGGCTCACAAACGAGTCAGCCCTGCTCTCTTACGCCAAGAATGTTACTGCTGAGGCAGAGGAGAGTATCAACAGCTACATCTCTGCTTATTCTAAGGCTTCATGCAAGATTCTCGGGATTGACAGCGAGAACATCGAATCGTTTCTCGTCAGCGACATCTACGGAAAGACGACATCTGAAAGAAACGCTGTCTATCTCGGAAACTTTGCTGAAGATATTGTAAGGATGATCAAGGCGGGTACTCTTATGGGATATTCAGACCAGCAGCTCCTGTCTTCCATCCGCACAGGCTATAAAGACCCATATCACACATCAGTCATCACAAAGGCGAAGAGAAAGGACATTAACATCGATGTTCCTTCTTACGGAAAGGGCTACTACAAGAACGCCTATCAGAATATCGTAAGAAATGCTTCTCAGGTGATTGCTTTAGCGTGGGGACAGGCAGAGCAGGAATATGGGCAGGAGAACAAAGCTATCGGGTTTTACGTCAAGAGAGGAAGTAGTTATCCGTGCGAAATCTGCCAAAATGAAGCCGATGCTGGCATCCATTCTTTCAAAGACCCATATCCACCGTTCCACGTTTCGTGTTGTTGCTACACTTTATTTGCGTTCAAGGATAATAAAAAGAAATGATATGATAAATTCTGAATTAAATTTTACTTTAGAAGAAATTCTTCCGAAGTTCCCTAAAGAATTCCAGGAGAAGATAAAGCACTCTGTAGAGCTTCTGAGAAAGGCGGAGAAGCTTGCACTGGCATACTCGCCTAACGAAGGCTTCTATCTATCGTTCAGTTCAGGCAAGGATAGTCAGTGTCTTTATCACATTGCCAAGATTGCAGGCGTGAAGTTCAAGGCTCACATGGGGCTTACGTCCGTCGATCCACCAGAAGTAATCAAGTTCTGCCGCAAGCACTATCCGTACGTAGATATGATAAAGCCGAAAATCAGCATCTATAACCAGGCCCGTAGGGAAGGCATGCTTCCGACAAGACTGATACGATGGTGCTGTCGAGTCTATAAAGAAGGTATCGGCGCAGGCAATGTTGTCCTCATCGGAATCCGTCACGCAGAAAGCAGACAGCGTTCGGGTAGGAGTGAGGTCGAGATTACCAACCATAAGTACAGCGGTTCACTTGAAGGTCTTGACGAGTTCCGAGACAAGAGGAACAGCCAGAAACGCGGCAGGCCAACCAAGGGTGGCATTCACGAGATAAACATCACGAACGCCAGTGATGAGCGTACCATCGGTTGTATCCGAGGCTACGAATCGCTCCTCATCTCTCCAATCATAGAGTGGACTGATGATGAGGTATGGCTATTCTTGAATACACTCGGTATTAAGCATTGCAAGCTGTACGACGAGGGCTACTATAGGATTGGCTGCCTGTGCTGCCCTATGCACAACTATAAGCAAAAACTCGCCGACTGCAAACGCTATCCGCATATCTACAATAGCTGGATTAAGTCCATCAAGGATATCCAAGCTAGCGGAAGGATGATAGACGAAGGATTGTCGCCAGAAGAGGTGTTCGACTATTGGATATACGGCAAGTCTATCAATGTATGGAGAGAACACCGCAGACAGCAAACGTTGAACTTTTAAATATCAAGATTATGATTGAAGAAACAAAAGGATACACGTTATCCGTCGATACATACAAGAAGGCGAAGGCTCTCGGTATGAAAGACCCTCGCTATTACATCTATGCAAGTCTCCGTGGCTCAGGTATGCCAATGAGGGATTGTTGGGCGATTTCCTTCCAGGGAGAAGGATTCAACTGGACAAAAGACGTTCTGGAACGGGAGATGAACAAGCTAGAGTCTTTAGAGTCTGTTCAGAAGAGAATCGCAGAGGTGCAGGGCAAGAAAGCGAAGAACGAGAATAGCGACGAACTCACCCAAGAGGAACTCATCAAGGCTACCTCAAAGGAAGAGATTCTGAGAAATCTCGTTATCGCTCAGCGCAAGCAGAAATTTGGCTCTCCAGAGTGGCAAAAGACGACAGCCATGATAGCAGACTATTCTAAGATTAAGCAGGATGAGATTGATACGGAGTCAAGCGTGATACACTATTACTTGCCTCTGTCTCTACCAAGAACCTGTAGTGAGTGCATCTTGTTCAAAAACGGTCAGGCAGACTTCCAAAAGAAGAAGAAATAGTTAAATTCGTGTTAAAGTAACTTTGTTTTACTCGAATTTCAGCAAAACCAAGTATCTTTGCAGCAGATTAATGTTCACAGGTTCTTTCTGCTGAGCATAATTCTAAAATTGGTTAACAAAGGGCGGTGTCTTCACAGATGCCGCCCTTACTTTTTTATATATAATGAAGTAGAAGAAAAATATAAATTCAATCAGGATACTTCTCTCCAGTGATGAGCTCAAGCGCAGTTATGACCTGATCATTAAGAAGAGGGTCGTTAAACGTAGGAAGAATGCCGTATGATGGCAGTTTCTTCGTCTCTGCGGCCTCTAAAACGAACTGGAGTGCCTGTACTAGAGAAGTATGGTCTTGAACGACCTCAAGCAATTTATCACTCATCCTTGCCTCCTTCCTTCTTAATCTGCTCTGCCATCTTAAGAATAGTCTCGGCGTGCTTATCGCGGTCGATGACTTCCTGTACGGCCTCATCGCTCTCCTTGCGAAGCTGCTCTTCTGTCTTACCCTCGTCGGCAGCAGCGTTTCTTCTTGCAGCCTCACGAGAAATGTATTCGTCACGGAGTTTCAACTTACCTGCCGTGTATTCTGCATCGCCAGGCAACGATGTATCCGCATACATAAGCTGGGCAAATGCCTCGATGATGTTTCCATCATCATTGGAGAACTCATAATGGTCTCCTACAGCCACAGGAACACATTCATCGAGCGCAGCGTACATTGATGTACCGATAGAGTATTCAATACCCCATGTACCGGCAATGTCCGCAATCTTGATGAAAGGAAGCGAGCCTCTCTGTAAATGCTTCTTGATATCAGCAGGGATATCCTCTCTGAGTGAAGCAACTTCTTTCTTAGACAAGCTCTTGCTGAACTTCAGCACGGTGAAGTGTCTTGTCTTGATAGTCTTTCCAAATGGTAATGCCATGATAACAATATTTTAAAGTTCAACTTTTATTTCCTTATACTCGAAATCTGTGCAAGATGGATTCTCCTCAGAAGTAAACCTAATCTCATTAGGGTCATTGCAAACCCCATCCTTGAAGAAGAAACAATCCTTGCACGTATATACCAGCGGAATAATGTCTCCGCAAGCATCATCGTCAGGATTTGTGTATGTATATAAGTCTTTGCCCAAGCAATATGGGAACTCAGAATCTTCATCATTCAACAATACGCAATCCTTACAAGTGTATTTAGTCTGTGCCATGCTCCAATAATTTTCGTTTTATGTATTCGGTAGCCATAATCTTATCTTTGCCGTGTCTATAATAGAACGACATAACTGCTTTATACTTTACCCCAGCCAATCTACACCAATCTTTGATATTTTTAGTTTCTCCTCCAATAGTGATATTTATATTATTGCACTTATTGCGGTTTTGAACATCAAAATTCGCCCACCTGCAATTTTCTGGGCTATACCCCTTATTTCCGTCGATTCTGTCTATAGTAAGATGCTCAGTGTATCCATTTTCAATAGACCATTTCTCGAAATTTTTGTAGCAATATTTCCATTCGTCACATACCGTGATATTTTTTAAAGAATAGTACTTTGCTTCGTAGCAATTTGGATTATAACATCTTGTTTTCATGTTCACCCAAATTTCATACAACCTCTTGCTTGCAGGATACTTACATCTGCAACTATTAATATTTCTGTAAAAAGTGGAAATCCATGTTGTAAATTCTTTGCCGCAATCAGGGCAGCGGCAGACAACCTTTTGATTTCCTTTCTCTTTACCGATTCTCTTAACAATCACAACACCTTTACTATTTATTGTCCTTGTTATTGCTGTCATTTTTTATTAAATCAATCTCGTTCTTTATATAGTATATTGCCTTCTCCAAATCTTGGATTCTTTGTTCTTTCTCTGTAAGATTTCTTTCAACCTTACCATTGCGCATAAGGTATTTCAATGCGTTCCCGACAGAAAAATCAAAGTGCTGGCATATCTCGATAGGCTCAACACCGCACAAATCCTTCAACCAAGCGTAATGGGATGGATGAGATACTTGCTCCGTCTTTTTGTTTGCAGATTCGTTTGCGAAGACGGAAACCTTCGCTAATTTATCCGCATCCACACCAATGGATTCATTTCTTTTAGTACATGATATTACACACACTCCATCAGCCATATCAATGACTTCAATGGCAAATGAGTCATATATATTGTTAGGGTCTATAATCTCGATAAACACAGAACTAGTAATATCTTCCAAATCTACCTTCCTAATCTGCAAGATAGAGCCAATCTTAATATCTTCAATCTTAATCATAAGCTATTTCCTTCTATATTAAACACCATAACAAAACCAAAGTAAACCAGCAACTTTCATCTCTTTTTCAGAAAGCAATTCAAAACAATCAAGGTTATAATCCTTACTGACACAAACCCTAATTGGAGGTGCAAATTGTTTTTGTTTCACAGCGATTGTATATAATGATTCATTGGGGAAAACTGAATTTACATCCTCAACAACCGCGCACATAACCCTGCCATCTTTTCTGACTTCCGCATAACTTTCTATTTTCTGCTTTAGCTTTCCATCGGAATTATTTATAAAAAACTCTTTTGGCGCAAGGCAAATGTCACCAAGTTTTAATTTCTCGTTTTTATCCATAAGCTATTCCTCCTTATCTTTTAGCTCAACGAAATCTCCAATACCCAAACGAGCCTTGTTGATGCAAGACGCAATCCAACCAATCAAGTAGGCAGAAGGCTCGTCGCCGTGTTCCATACCAATAGCGTCCTCGATGGCATCGCAAGCGTGAGAAGCCTCATGGCAGCAGTAGTTCATCGACATAACCTTCTGACACGGAAACGATACAAGAACGCCGCGCTTTCTGTCGCTCTTTCTGACAGCATCGGAATACGTAACGCCGCCGTAATCACTATCTGGAGCATTGCACCCGTCAAAACAGGAATCTATCAGCTCTTTCAGGTCTTTACCGATGTGTACCCAAAGCTTCAAAGGGTAGATTCCGTTTCCATATTCGTAATATCCTTTCTTCTTCATACCTCATCGTTTTTATGCTTCTCCCACCCTGCTTTTGAAAAGGCATACCAAGTATCACAAATGTCTAGAGCAAGAACGTCTCCTTGATTAATACATAAATCGCTTTTAATACCTTCAACATGAACATACATCACTGCTAAAGCATCATAAGGATTACTACGACCTTCTATAAACGGATTTTTAAATAACTTGGTCTTGTATACACTAGTAACAATAGGCACTTGAAGAACATCTGAAATATTCTCTGTGCTAATCTCTATCGACTTCTTAAACTTCTTCATATTCTCAACTATTTTAAATGTAACCTACCAATATGCCACTTTGAGCAAACCTTGCATAAGTAAGGATGCCAGCCGAGTGCCTTCAATCTCGGACTATGATTCAGAAACTCCCAAGCATCATCCTCAGTCTCGTATGCAACCTTCGCCTTCCATGAATGAACCTTTCTTGTCCAATGCTCCGGGTCCGGCTTGAACGGCGGAACCTTGTTCGGATTGTGATGTCTTCTCATGACCATCTCTCCTTTAGAAAATCACACACTTGAATACTCCGAAACGTTCTAATATCGTCATCGGAAACCTTCCACATCTTCTCCAGCCATTCTTTATCGAGGCGCTCTGTGGTTTTCCTGATTCTGTCGCCGTAGAGGATTTCGAGCAGCAGCTTGTCAAAACCACCTTCCGGCTCAAAGCTCACGTCAAGCGTGATGCTGTGATTCTTGTATCGGCAAGACGACATCTTGATACCGGACTCGAACGCTTTGTCCACAACATTATGAATAGATCCGCGAATTCTGTCGCCATCTATAAAGGCATCGGATATACAAAACATAAGTTCTTCTCCCATAAGCTACAAACATTTAAATGAAACACTGTTCAACGTTCTGTTCACCGCAATCTCCCTCTCGTTACACATGATCCTCATGCACTCCAGGGCATCATCGCGGACAGCAATCATAATCTCCTGCATCGAAGCGGTGGCCGGAACAATATTCCCGTCAGCCTTCTTCTTCGTGATACAGGAGATAATCTCCTTGATATATTCCTTGTCTATCATAGAAATCTGTTTTATAACCGTTAATCATCAGGCTGAATGAAGCTCTCAGGCTGCTTGATGTCCTCCTCACCACGCAATTTATTCTTCACGTCATTGATTAGAAGCTCCTGCTTCAGGTCAATCATCTGCGCGCCGTACACCTGATACGTCATTCCGCCCTGTGACCTCTTCTTGAAGAAGCCGTACTTGTCGCTCATATCACGCCCGAACTTCTGAATCGTAGGTATATCCTTCTCCTCGACATCGTTGGCCTTGCAGAACTCGACGAACCTTTCGTACATCTCCTTGGCAAGCATGCACTCCGAAATCTCGCCCCTCGCCTCTTGGCTGCACCTCATATCATACGCTCTTATCCAGGCATAGATAGGATTGCTTCCGAGAAGGGAGATAAGCAGCTGTCTCCTGCTGCCCTCAGCTGCCGGGAACCTGTACTTCCTGCTCCTCAGCTCCATCGCGCCACGGAATATCCAGTTGAACACTCCGCTCAGCTCTTCACGGATGATCTTGCTCGCAAGATCCGGGTCCTGCCTCTCCTTAGGGATGGTGACATCGAAGCTCACGTACTGCAAGCGTCTGATGAATCCGAGCGACGCATCATCAGGGAACGGAAGCTCGTTGAGGTTGAAGATGAGGTAGGGGATTGAGTTCCCCTCCAGGATATCCCTGCCGAGTTTTCTCATCGGGACTGGCTCGCCGCTCACGAGTCTCTTGAACATACCGGTGTTCTTCCTTCCGAACTTCTTCGGGTCGGAATCGGAGGACCAGTTGAAGATGGCGTTCCTGATAGGATACCTACCCCTCATTCCCTCGTCACCGTCGGCAGTGAGGTCGGCGTAGTCCATCTTGCTTATCCTGTCCTTTCCGAATATGTTGCAGGCAACGTCGAAGATGACGCTCTTTCCGTTGGCTCCCGTACCTATAAGAAGAAGACATAGCTCAATCTTCGATGATTCCTTCCCCTCGTACGGATTGTATGCAGTACCTCTCTGTATGAGACCGAGACCGAGGAACATCTGGAGGATCATCCTCGACGTCCTGTCCGGAAGGACCTCCTTGATGAAGTTCATCCACCTGTCACACTTCGCCTTCGGATTGTAGTCGTAAGGATGATAGTATGTGACATGGTACTCGGGAGAGAATGGCATAACGTTCGGATACTTCAACCCGCTGCCGAAGTCAACAACTCCGTTGGCGAATGCAACGATGTCGAAGGTAGGCCTCAGTATGTTGTAGCACTCTATCACCTCCATGAACGACTTGTTCATCACCGTACTTATGCCGAGCATCGGAGCCATGGCCAGGTCGAGGAGCAGAAGCTGGTAAGCCTGTTCCAAAACTATCTTCGGAACAGCTTCGTATATCTTGCCGTTGAACATGTAGTAAGCACCGTTGTAGTACTTCACCGGAGCCTTCTTCGCCAGACGTCTCATTGACCTGATGAAATTAGACTTCAGCTTGTTGTACTTCTCAGAGTTCGCCTTGCCCCAGTCCTGGCAACGGAGCTCTTCGAAGCCGTACTCGTCATGCCTCGAAAGGTCAAGCAGCTGAGCGTGCAATGTGTCTATAGCAATACCATTTTCCATTTATGTACAATAATAATATTAATTTTCCGTTATTGTGTAGGATAAACCCCGATAAACAGGGGCTTTCTGAAGGATAACACGTGTCAGGTCGTCCTTATAACATGTCGTCTATAAAATATCGACAATACAAAGATACAGATAATATCCTGAATATCCGGTAAAACCCTAGTAAATAAAGGGTATAAATATACATTTTAGGTATACATTAAATGAAGGATAGGTATACATTTATGGTTTGGTCTGCAAAGTAAGAGTTTATGGTATCAAATGTTAATAAATAACGGATGAATGAATATGCATAATTATCCTTTATGGAGAAAAGTAATTAAACTTTACAAAAAGGCTGAAAATTCGGAAGAAAAAATTTTTAGATGAGGTGACTACCGCGCTGATTTAGTGCTATTTAGGGGGTGTGGGGGTGTTTCTTCTGAAATTATTACATTTTGTGTCGGTTTATATAGTGTAAACCGTCGTGAAACAATATTTTTGTAATTATTTCAAATTGTCGGTTTATATTTACAAAAAATTTACGTAACCTCTTAATAACCAGCACTTTATAATATTGTTTATATTCATTTTATTGCATAATTATACATTATCAATAAAGCGTGAAACATCAAAACTTATTACAAAGTAATTGACCAAAATATATTTACCATATTTATGCATGCATAAATATTCGTATTTAACTTATTTAATACATTTTAGCTAAATTGGTAAAAGGTTATTACATGAGTAGTTAAATACCTTAACATAAACTGCCACTTTGGCTAGTGTAACTACCTGTAAATCAATTAGTTAGCAATTTGTAAAGATTAATGTTCCTTAAGTTAAATATTTAACAATTACTGCCACTATAGTTTTATAACTAATTGATTATTAGATAGTTACAAGTCTGCCACGTTGGCGAAAACGTTAAATTATTTAAACCTTAACAACTACTGACAAACGCTGTAAATATTACAAGTGGCTAACTACTTACAAATCAAGTACTTACAAAAGGTTAAATGCATAAACACTCAATTTTTTAGTGGTTGTTTGGTATACGATTTGCTATTATGTAGGTAACAAGGGGGTTTTCCTTGTAACTCATTTAAACAGAATTAAATATGAAAGATTTAGAAATGAAAGGTGCTCAAGGCTACGAGCACGTAAGTACTAAGGTTGCAAGTTATGTAACTGAGTGCAAAGGTAGCGCAGTCTTAGCGCAGAGTTTGGAAGTGCTTAATAGTTACCGCAAAAAACTATTAAGTGAGTGCACCGATAACGAAGTTGTAAACGCAAAGAAAGAGCTTGAAAAAGCACGTGCTAAGTACAATAAGTTAGCGACAAATTACGTACTTTCAGACAAAAGCTACTGCAATTTGCAAACTGAGTGCGTACGCAGCGCAGTAAGCGAATTTTCACGTAGACACAAATTACCAAACTTCTTTGCTTGGTTTGATAACAACAATAAGGACGTGCAAACGTCTATTATTGATAGCTTACAAAGATTAGGTAGTAAGTTGTGCTCTTTACATCAAGCATTCGCAAGCGGTGCAAAGGTAGCAAAGAAAAAGAGTGAAAGCATAACAGACCTGCAAAAACAGATAGCAGAACTGCAAGCTAAACTCGCAGCAGCGCAAAAGTAACACAAACAAGGTAGCTAGAGAAATCTAGCTATCTAGTTTTTCCTACTGGCTATTTGATAGGTAGCCAGTGGGAAATTTTACTCCAGGTTTTTCAACTTGGAGCGGGTCGTCGTGTCCTTATTTTTCCCACACAATTTGGTAAACCTTGTCGTGGTGTGTGGGCTTAACTCAGAGAGAGAATTTATTCTCCCTCAGGGGACTAATTGCCAAAATTCAAGAGAAGTATCTCAGTAAATCGAGAGTGCGAGAGGCACACCGAGATGGGAGAGAGTAACGTGTTACTCAGAGACATCCATCCGAGAGATACGCAAAAATTCCTGGCGTGAGCGTCGAATGAGATGAGACGGCACGACGGCTAGGGGATTTGTATCATCTAGCGAGATGAGAGTTTATAGAAAGAAATCATAATTCATATTCTATTCGGTGTTGTGAGCCGTTCGGGAGTGGTTACCCGAGAAATCCCAGTGTGTGCAATCACGATTGCAGCGTTCAAGGTACACACTATCCACGCTGACTGAAATCGGTTGCTTGTCATCCGTGCGAGATTTATCTCCTCAGAAATAAACAAGCTGCTGGCAGAAGCATAAAATCTGTAGGGTGTGAGCCACGTAGTTAAGACAATAATGATAAAACGTGGTGCAAAGATGCACATCCTGGCTAACGGGGCGGGGAGAAATCTCCGCTCTACAATTACAAACCAAATAAAAATATAGAATTATGAAAATTATCAAGCATTATGTTACGGCAAACCGCTCAGATGAGGAAATGGAGTTCCTTGGATATGTTAAAGACGAAAAAGGATGGTCCTATATTACAGAAGAGCCGGAAACAGAAGAAGAGAAAGAGGAGCTATATTCTTCTTTCGATATATTGTAGCCTAATCTCCCTACGCGTGTAGGGAACAATAACCAAAATATTTGAATTATGAGTACGCTGAGAATTAAATGCCTCGATATGAAAGAGGTTGAGAGTATCATTGCAGATGCTCAGGAGATTTTGAGTCACGTAGAATTCGGGTCGCTAAAGAATGGTGTGCTTACATTATTCTGCGTGGCGTGAGCCTAAAAATCTGTAGCCAGTACGATAATTGTCGTGTGTGGCTACGGAACAATTACCAATAAAATTAGAATTATGAAAGCAAGACAGATTATTTATTCAAGTACGATAATTGTGCTTGGATTTATTCAGAGCGTTCCTGCTCTGTTGTGTTTAGCAAGTACGAATATTGCCATTATTCTGCTTGGAATATTTTGGGGAATTGTGCTTGGAATATTCTGGAGCAGTACGATAATTGGCAGGTGGTTCTTCAGAGAGATGTGGCGATCCACGCTCCGCTTGGAGAATTTCATCCTGCCTGGAGCGTGACAGATTTGGAAAGTACGATAATTGTGCTTGGAAACATTTAGCCTAAAAACTGCCCTATAGATTTGGGCAGTACAATAATTACAAACCAATTAAATTACAGAATTATGAAGAAGAATATTTTCGTGACATTGTTTGCCGTAGTGTGTGTTGCATTGTGTGTAGTATCAGTTACTCTCGTGAATTGTCACAGAGCAAACGTAATGCTGAGAAAGACGGTTATAAACCAGGCTAATGAGATTTCAGAGCTTGGCAACAATCCACACACCGAGAGTACGATAATGTACGTAGGTCTTAAGAAGTAATTAATCTAGCGTGGTGATGGCGCCACATACTCAATATGGGACGAAAATACACATACCCCTCTTTATTAACCAATTTTTTGAATTATGCCAAATCTGAGAGGAGTTTCCGCTCCTCTCTTCTATTAACCAAAATATTAAGAATATGTACAAGACGATAACAAAGGAATTAAGCAAGTGTGAGTTAATTGATATCATGATGGGCATGGACTGCGAGGAAGATATGTGTACACACACATCTATCAAGAGAGTTCTATGTCCTATACAGGCGTGCGATGAGTTCGGCGGCGATCCTGAGGATTCACGTTCTCTGCTGCCGGGAACATACCTGGCAGTATATCATGACGAGATGGAGGATGAGCCGTTTCCTATGTTCGCAAAGATTTGCGCCCACATCATTACAGATTATGACAAATGTCAGATGCTCATGAACGGAGACGGCTGTATTCTGATTTTCCTGCTCAACAAGTACGAGTAGCCAAAAATGTGCTAAGGCATTTTCCTGGGCATACTATGTAGAACCATTAAACAAATTGAATTATGCAAGACAGAAAATCACAGAAGAATTTTGAGCGTGCGCTTATGCATGAGATGGAGAAGATCAAGATTGCTGCACGCCAGTGGCACAATAATAACACCAGAGGCTACAGAGATTATCGTAGCAAGAAAACTATCTCCAAGAGTTTCTCTGAGATTGCGGTATTGTGCATGAGCTAAATGTGCGTGACGATTGTCACGCATACTATTCACCAAAAAATATAGATTATGATAGATGAAGAATACAAGGAGAATGTAGAGTATATACTCTCTACGATTTTGCCTAAGTTGCAGGAAATCCAAAAAAAAGTATTGAAAAATCAATCAAGACTGAGCCTTGATGTTAGCGTTAGCAATAAAAACGGCGAAGGGTATATAAGTTGTTTTGCCTGTGTCATGAATGACATGGGAGAAATAACGGATACTTGTTTTCCACGTTTCATCTGCGTATGCAGCAAAGAGGAGATTGACGAGCGGCTCAACGAGCTTAAAGAGTTCATCAAGAAGTACATAGCCTGAAAATTGAGGGAGTTATTTCTCCCTCTCCTATAAACCAAAAATGTAGAATTATGAGCAAGTGGATTCAGTTTTATCATAAGATTAACAAGTTTGACCTTGTGAACATGAGATTCACCGATGAGGTGAGCGTTGTGGAAATGGTGGGCATGGATTCTGTCATGCCTATTGACGGTAGACTTAATCTGTCATCCATACGTGCTGAGATACAGAAGAAAATAGAGAGCATGAAGAAAATCGAGAGTTTCGACCCTTGTGCGTTCTCCATCCTCACCGGTCCTACGATTCTGTGTGCTTCAGAAAGTCAGGTGTACAATCTCTAGCCAAAAAATGGGTAGTACGATAATGTGCTGCCTGCTATTAACCAAAACATATAGAATTATGGAAACAGTAAGAGTAACTGACAGACACGGAATAGAGCGAGAGTGGGATATAGTCACAGAGAGATGTGTAGGGTGCTGCTTTCACGGATTGATGGATGGCAAGATTCATTGCTGTCCTCATAGTATTGCGTGCGGTGGCAAGTAGTCAAAACAGCGGGTCACGTCCTGTGTCCTGCTTCTATTATTAACCAAATCAAAATTCAGAATTATGACAGACGGAGACAGAAAGTTCCTTGCCAGGCTCGTAGCGAGTCACAAGGCAGTTATCAGCGAGGAGTGCAGACGCAAGAACCTCGACAAGAGCGAGTATTTCAGACGCGTAGCACGTGCAGACAAAAAGGCTCAGGAGATTGAGCAATCGTGCATGCGTTCTCGCAAATTTTAAGGCAAACATTCTGTGCAGTCTATCTGCACAGAAACCATGTTAAACCATCAAAATTAAAGAATTATGGAGAAAATGACACAGAAAGAGTTGAAGAGACTCGTTAGAGTAGGAGCTGCCAAGGATATAACACACAGTTCAAGCCGTGCAGCCATCCCGGAAGAATATAGTCAGGTAGGCTATTCTTCCGGTGTGTACGGATGCAACGGAATGTTGTTCCGTGGTCACAGCGGAAAGCTGTATGCCATTTGTGCAAGAACTACGGCTATCTGGGTTTTCGGCTAAAATTACGGGTAAGCGTATGGTGCGCTTGCTCGTTTCTATTATCAACCAAAATACAGAAATATGAATATACAGAAAGTATGGGATGCGTTTATCAAGGAAAATGATAATCCATCATTCGTAAAGATGGCATATGCCGTAGTAGAGCAGCTTGGCGGTGTTAATGAAGACACAATGCTTAATACGCTCGATAAGGTCAGAAATGCCAATGAGGGGTACACTGGATTCTGTTATCATTCTCAAACAAGCAAGTTCTGGAACGAGAACAAGAGTGCTATCATGGAGAATATGCATGAGCTTGCCGATGATTTAGGAGAAGACCTTATCACGATGATTAAGGGCTTCGGGAATTTCAAGAACGACAAATCCGTCACCTATGATGCTATCGGCAAGGCTCTGTATGCTCCTTTTAACGAGGGCGAGAGCAGAAATATCTACGACACATTTGCTAAGTATGCATTGGAAGAGGTTGCGAATCGATTCCAGGACTGGTGGTACGATCAGGACGAAAGCGATTTCGGTGATTAGACAAAACAATCCTCACTCTCACGGGTGTGGATTTCTATTAACCAAACAGATTGAAATATGAAGAAAATTGAGATTACGAGAGCTGGCATGGGCGAGAAATGCCCATACCCGAAGTTCAGCAAATTACTGGCAAAAGGCTATATAATGTGCCATCGCTGCAAGTATTGTGCTGAAATTATCAGTGAGACAGAAATAATGTGTAACTATAATTAATCTATAATTATGAGTGAATTAGAGAAAATCCTGAATGACGATTTACTGAAGTGTAAAATCGTAGAGTCAGTAGAGAATCCTGTTAGGCGTGTGGACCTCATCAAGTGGACGCACGACAATACATACTCTATTGCAGAGGTACGCAAGGATAACGGTAAGCTGGAGGTCATAGACTTGAAAGCTGCCAGTGGCCTTGAGGCATACAAGCATTTCTACAAAAATTATGGCGACATTGCCATATGTGGCTAAAACTCCCCACGATAATGTGGGGAACCATTATGAACCATTAAACAGATGAATTATGGAAAAGAATATTGTAGAAGTTGTTATGAACAACAAGGGTGAAGTTGTCGAGAAAGTAGCCGATTATATCGGTGTGGCAAGTTTTGCCGCGGTTATCGAGAGCCTCTATCGTGAGTGTCTTGAAAATTTCGATGACGCAGAAGATCTGGAAGAATACATTGCAGATGTATTCGAAAAGAATATCCAGTCTCTTGCGTGGGAGTTTACCCATAAGGCAAACAAGGAAATGAAGAAATATCTACATCTTAATGACCAGCACATGAATGGCAATTTTGCCAATCTGTACGAGGACTACCCTAAGCACAGAACAGGTGTTTGGTGGGCATCAGACTACGATGGCGACGATTACTACGATTTGTATCCTCAGATGGTAGCCAGACTTGATTCCGCAGAGGACAGCGAGCAGGCGAACGAGGATAGAGCGTACCTAGAGGAATGGTATTTCAAGGCGTTCGGCACGTACAACATCAGGTACAATTTCTCGAACGAGCTTGAAGAGGTTCACTCTATGATGGAGGAAGATTACGAGGAAGCCTAACAATATCCCCTAGCATGGGGGTATTCAATGTTAAACCATTTAAATAATTAGATTATGGAATTTAGAAAAGGAATTATCTACGCAGGACTTGTTCCTGTAGTAGGCGGCATGATGTGGGTTTCAATAACGCCAGACGCTTCAGATTCGGTTCATTTCTGGAAGAAGAAGCAGTGTGAATCGTATATCCGTAAGAATTTCTCGGGAGAAGAGAAGAAATATCTCCTCTCTCAGCTGAAAGAAGAGAAAAGAAGAGCGAAGATATACTCATGGGCAAGACTTTAAAACATACCTAACAAGGGGAGCTTGCATGCTCCTCTTCTATTAACCAAATTACAAAGAATTATGAAATTGAAACTTTATCACGACACAAGAAAGAAGTTCCGTGACTGCGTGGATGCGTGGACAATCTACGTTCCTTATCCGAAGTGGCTTAGAGAAAAGACGTGCGGTACAATGGGAACATTCCTCGGATGCACTCCAACGGAGACGGGAATAATACGGTGCATCTGGGAGCACGACGAAAGAAGATGTGGACGCCCGTATTTCGGCAAGAAGATTGATCCGAAGGATACCCCTAAAGCATTTCAGGAAATTTTCTACAACATGGAGAAGCTTTGGAACGAGGCAATCACCAAGAACACGAATGAAGCGTGGGAAGCATGGAACAGAGCCTAAAATTGGTAGCCATTTGGCTACCTGCCAATAACCAAATACAGAGAATTATGAGTAGAAAAGTAAACGAGAAATGCAGATTCTATTTTTTAGGACATTGCCATGCGTTCCTTGGTGGAATGTGTAGCGGCATCAAGTGTGGATTCAAGAAAGGAAAGGAGGCTACACTATGAATCAGAAGATTACAATTTCACAGAAAGGCAGTAGAACAATCTACAGACTTGGCAGACGTATAGTATGCTACAGGGATGGTTACAGAGTTTATTTCGGTAAGCCATCAGATGTTACACACAACACGTTCGATGCACTATCAGAGAATATAGCACATGAGTATTGCCTGAAAGTTTGTGAGCGCAAAAAGTGGGAGAGGGTAAAATACAGCAATCATGTCGCATACAACGCCCACAGAGTATTGAACGCATTAGCCTAAAAGATAGCCTTCGGGCTATCACTATAACCAATTAAATAAAGAGAATTATGACGAAAGAAGCAAAAAAGGTATTCGATAAGTTTTTCAAGATTCATCGTGACAACGTTGCAGGTAAGACTATCTGCTTTATCTCACGTGGAGAGTGGTCTGATCCTCAGATTGCGTACAAGGGATATCTTCTTAATTACTGGGATGTATTAGAGCTGGCGTGTCCTGAAGATGCGCCGGAAGATTACGAGCCAGATGAAACAGAATGGTATGACGCTTGCACGGATTCTCTATTCGGTTACACAGATTGCGGCTTAGAGCCTGACAAGTTTGAGCCATCAGACGCTATGAGCGTGACAGGTATCATTAATATCAAGAAGCCTTAAAAACGGAGGGAGCAATCCCTCTGACATTATTAACCAAATTATTAAAGATTATGAAGAGATATTACGTATCAGTCACAGAACATTTGAACAAGGTAGTCAGCGTTGATGCTGAGAGTGAGAATGAAGCCGTACAGAAAGTGCAGGATGCCTATAATAATAGCGATATTATTCTCGACTCTGAAAATTTCGCAGGTGAGGTAATTGAGATTGAACCAGACCAGCAGTTCTGCTCTGATTATGATGATTCTTACGAGCACATCGACTAGCAAAACTGGGAGAGAAATCTCCCTACAAATAACCAAAACATTATAGATATGAATAATTTAGATGAAAAGAGAGCGCGAGAGATAGCCGATCGTCTCGAAGAAATCCGCAGAGAAACGAACAGCTGTAGTGTACACAACACGAAGCCTCTTTCAAAAGAAAGACTCCTGGAGCTGTATAGTGAAGAGAATGAACTCATTGATGAGTACAGGGATTTATGGAAAGCTAAAAAGCGCAGCTAAGGACTGCGCGCAATAACCAAAACAAGAAGAATTATGAATGAAGACAAAATCCTAGAGATGTTCTTTGAGAAAGCCAGATGGCAGTATGCCATTGAGAAAGGCTTATTCAAGGACATGAACAAAGCAGTAATGTATCAGCTGACGACACCAGAGGCTCGTCTGGCTATGTATCAGAGGATCAAGAGCGGCAATTACAAGATAATGCCACCGCATACAGCCAAGATTCCGAAAGACAACGGAGATTTCCGTACGGTCTATGTGAATGAGGCTGTTGACAGAATTCTCCTTAGCATAGCCAACGATCTCCTGTTCGAGCTGATGCCAGAGATGGTACATCCACGCTGTACGTCGTACCAGAAGGGTATCGGCTGCGGTCGTGTGGTGCAAGATGTGTCTCGGATAATATACTCGGCAGATGGTAAAATCATCGGATTCAAGTCCGACTTATCCAAGTACTTTGACAACGTGCCTATTCGATTCATCGACTGGGTATTTGACAAAGTAGAGGAGAAGCACGGAAAGTCTGCGCTGATAGATGTCATCCGTGACTACTATCACACAGATATCTATTTCGATGAGGACAATAACCTCTGTGAGAAGTATCAGTCCCTCAAGCAGGGATGCTCTGTTGCTGCATGGCTGGCTGACGTGGTTCTATACCATATCGATGAGATGTTGTCGAATCTGAACGGATATTACGTCCGTTACTCTGACGATATTCTCTTTGTAGGCGAGGACTACGAGAAAGCTATGGGTATTCTGAAGAGTGAACTGGAGAAGATGCAGATGACGCTCAACCCGAAGAAAGTCGAGTATCTTGACGCGAATCACTGGTTCAAGTTCCTCGGATATTCCATCAAGGGTCACAATATCTCTCTGTCGTCCACACGCATCAAGACCTTTCAGAAGGAGATTGAGAAGAGGACGATAAAGAAACGTGATACCACGATGACGAAAGCCATCAATGCAGTAAACAGGTATCTCTACAAGGGATACGAGGATTTCTCCTGGGCTACTCAGGTTCTTCCGGTCATAAACGTGAAAGAGGACATCAACAAGCTCAATACTTTCGTCATGGACTGCATCCGTGCGGTCAAGACAGGCAAGAGTAAAGTTGGTGGTCTCGGATACGTAAAGACTCAGGCTGTAGGTTGCATAGACCGAGGCCGTGGCAGGAACGTGAAAGCCAACAGGAGTAAGACAGAGAGCGAAATCAAGGGGTATCTATCGATAGGTTGTGCTCAGAATGCCTTGCGAACTAGCAGGGCAGCGTACAACACGTTGGTGAATACTCTGTAGATGTAGCTTCCTGCGTAGGAACTGTCAGGAATGAAGATTTGATTTAAACATCCGGTCTCGAAGATCGCGGACAGCATCTCATAATCTGAGATGGTCCAGCGATCCTCTCCACCAGGATATTATCAAGCTAATATAGCTATGCGCAGTATCTTCTGACCGACAGACTCTGTGTATCCGAGCACACGGATGTGAGAGAAGGACGGACTTATTTATGTCACGCCTCTACAACATATTCAGTAAGGGCCACTTTCGCACAAGTTATACTTGAGACCAAAGGGACCTTACTGAAGACGCACAAGGCGTGTCTAATCACAGAAGTACAGAAATGTGCCAGTCCGTATGACTCTCACAGGTGGCGCACACCACCAATCCCTGACGGATGGCTGAAGTTTATGCAACAGGTCTCTTAACCAGAGTAGTTGATCCTGAGGGCGTCGTATACTACTTACGACCTCTGGATCATCTATTCTGGCGAATCCTGTGTCAAATCAGAAACATAAAGTATTGTGCCTAGCCACCGGTCAGGGAATTACCCTAACACGAGGGTAGTCTTCAGAGGAGAGTGAATTTATAGTGCTGTTTACATGCCGCCGGCCTTCACTGGAATCCCAGTGCCATCCGGCGGCTTACAACAGCCCTCGAATCAAGCTGCTATAGCTACGTGCCACGCTCTCAGATGAAGACAACGTTATTGCCAAACGAGGTACACAAGGAGGTTGCGTATTTATACCCGCTGGGTAAATAACGCGGGGAGTCATCCTTAGAGCAACGATGCTCCCCGCGTAAACCCAGCTGGTTCCAATCATCAGCCTGTAGCAAGACAACAGACCTATGAGTGTACCTACAAACAACCATGTGAATTGCATCACGACTTATCAAGAGTATGAGGTTTAATATCCCGTAAGGTGGAATACCTGTGCCTGCCGATATCTCCGCAGGCACAGGTATCCATTCACGGGACCGAATCGAGAACATATATCCATGCAACATAATACATGAGATAAGTCTAGGTTATTGCGAGCCGAATATGGTGCGCAAGGAGAATAGATTGTACAATACGGTATCAACCATCCTGAGAATCCAGGTGATTACCTGGATCCGTCAGGACTCAGATACAGTATTAATCAAGACCTTATAGTTACGCAACAGATTCTCTGAGCGCATTCCCATTAACCAATATTTAAGAATTATGAACAGCAGATTACTAAAGAAGCTTGAGGAAATCAAGAAAGAGTACGAAACGTCAGAAGTTTGCATGGGCGAGATGCTTGATTCAGTAAGCGCAGACGGATTCTCTATCGAAGAGGCTCACTGGTTGTATATGCGTGCAATGGAGTGGGCGAACGGAGACAAATTCTATATCCACATCGGAGAAGACGAAGATGTACTGAGTAAGGATGAACTCGAAGAAGCCAATTTGATAGTGCTAGAATAAGCACTATCCCTATTAACCAATACAATAGAATTATGACATACGACGAGATTATCAATGCAGTTGAGAATGGTGCTAAGTTCACCATCAACTTCCAGAAGAGAACATGCAGGGTTAATGGTAAGATAGTGATGTCCGAGGAAGATAAGCCGAAAGATACACCTTACCTGACACATGCAGTAGTCCTGTTCGCAATAGAGCAGAGATACAGGGCATACAAGCATTCTGTGCCTTCAGAGCGTTCTGAATCCCATCGCCGCTACTACTTCAAGGCTTTGCCTGAGAAAGAGCTCTCAGACGAATATATGATGTATGGTGAGCGACGGGAGGTAGCTAGATGTAAGCTGGAGCTATACATACTGATTCAGCTTCTCAGAGGCAACCTTGCGTGGGAGAACAGATGGGGAAGATGGTTCTGGAAGTCAGAAAATGACAGGGACCTGATTATCCTCAGAGACTGGGTTGAGCCAAACAAGGGTGTGGCGTAAGCCTCATCCACCAGAGTTAAATAAATTTTTAGTAACCAATTTAAAATAATTAGAATTATGAAGCAGATTGTAACAATCACTGGTGAGAACTTGAACATCGTAACTAACAATGTAGAGGCTACAGTAGCTACCGGTAAGAAGACCAAGGCGCAGATGCGTCTCGAAGCTCTTAAGGCAGCAGGTGTTGATACTAGTAAATATTTCCCTCTCGGTGATGATCAGCTTATCAAAATCGAAAATGGTGCGGCTGTTCCTGTTGATATGGACGATGCAACCATCGATGCGGTAGGCAAGCAGATTGTCGAGGGTGGATACGTAAGTAACTGGAAGCTCTTCCGTCGTTGGGTGATGAGTCAGATGTTCCACATGTTGCGAGACATGGATAAGAGTTATCTGTCATTCAACGAGGTGTTGCAGCGCAAGGGCTACGAGTATCAGTGGCGCATGCTTGAAAATGAGCTCTACGCTCAGATGAAGATGTGTGACCACAAGGACTACGAGAACACCAAGGCGAGATATCGCTGGTTCAACGGCTGCGTAGCACACGATATGGCTATTGACTATATTAACAAGCTTCGCAGCTACATTGACGACAAGTGCATCTACACAACCAAGAAAGACAAGGATGGAAAAAAGAAGAAGACATACAAGCATACATGCAAGGGTAATCCTTATATCCGTCTTCAAAACGAAAACATCTTTGTCGCTGACTTGGATAGAAAGGTATACAATCCTCTCCGTGACCTTGCCAACAAGATGGCTACTGTAGAAGACCACAAGGATCTCTACGATGCCGTTCGCAAGTTCAACAAGAACCGCAAGCATCTCGCGTGGGATACCAAGCAGGCTGATGCGTTCATTACTGCCTACAAGGGTTCAGGTTCCTACTACACGATGAGAAACCTCATCATGTTCCACGGAGCAAGATTCCTGAAGAACGGACGAAAGATGTCAGAGACAAATTCTCTGAAGGAACTTGAGTCTAAAGCCAAGCTCTACGATGAAGAGGGTTGGAAGATGCTCGGTGTACTCAAGCAGCTTATCAAGGACAATAATATCAGCGTCCAGGGCAAGATTCTTGAATGGAAGAAAGCCAAGAGCGAGAACAAGTAATCATCAGACGTAAGGTTCGCCGCCTAAAGAATGGTGGCTCGGCAGAAATTCACAAGAGCTTCTTCAACGAAGGATCTCCTCCAGTCACTACTGGAGGTAATCCTTCGAGCTAAAGCTCTCTATATCGAACTATTAAAGCAAGGCGCCAGCCGGGAGCCATTCTAGCCCAAAAAGTCGGTTACTGATTCGGTAACCGATTCAAAGTCTAACCAATAAAATTAAGAATTATGAAGGAAATTAATGTAGACACAAGAGAGTATATTAAGGCTCTTATTGACGGGAAGAATGTCGTCGAGGAATCACTTCTAGACGCCATCTTTGACGATTCGCAATATCTCACCAATAAGTTTTTTTCATTGGGATTTGTCGGAGGCGCACCTACAATGATAGAGTATCACGGAAACTACCTATCTATCAGGAAGCTTCGATCGTGGATTACATCAGAGTGGGGTAGAGAGATTATCAAACGACTAACAGGCGAGTCCAAGAACAACATATATTGTTACGAGACGAAGCAGTATCTCGACGAACACCAGGCAGAGCCTTTAATCTATACATTCTTTCTGAGTACAGACTACCTTACCGTAAGATTTCACTACAATGTAAAATTAGATGTCGATTAGCCAAACAGGTCAGTCGTTAGCAGCGGCTGACTACTCATATCATAACTAAATTTTGTTTAAATGGTTCAAGCCGGTCTGTCGTGAGACACGCCGGTTTTTTGTTCCCTAAGTTTAACCAATCAAATTAGAATTATGGCAACAGCAAGAAGAGGTACAAGAATGCTCAAAGCTTCTGACATCATGAAGAGAAAGGGCATTGTCCAGAAACAGATGGACATGAACAAGTTCAACGAAGTTATAGAGAATTTCTTTATGACCCATGAGCCTAAGGAGACGATTCTCCTAACTCCGAAGAGATTCATCGAGATGGATAACCCGCCAGAGGGAGACTTCATCGACTATCTCGACGTGAACATATGGGCAAAGAAGAGTGAGGACCCGGATGATCCATTCGACTTCATAGACTATCAGTTCATGAAGAAGAACGGAATGCTCCGTCCTATCCTTATGGTGAACGAGCCATTCATCGGCAATGCTGCCGGGTGGCTGAGAGAGTATTGTGGATTCACTGTTAAAAGCAGAACACGAAAGAAGAAGAAAGAATACATCGTGTCTCTGCCGGTTTGAAGCCGAACAAGGCGTGGAACATTATTATTTCACGCTCCTAGTATTAACCAATTAAAGTAGAATGATTATGGAAATAGTAGATGTAAATGTAAAAAATCTGAGTGAATTCGATATTGAGAACGATCTCTATCATGACACTCTGTGGGAGAATATGTTCGACGATGGCGAGTATACGGACGACGGATGCAACGAGGCTGTAGGTTTCATCTATTCTAACGCCTGCCATGCAGAAGTTTATGGCAACTCTATGGATGTCAGATGGATAAAGGATAACTCAGACAATCTCCGCCTGGCTATGGTGGCAAACGACCTGGTAAATAACCTCATGGGCACAGAGCAAAAGAAAATTATCACCGAGGAAAACAACGGAACCACGCTCCTTACTTACGCTGGTATATATCTTAACATCTTCGTCAATTTCGAGATGCGTCACATACAGATTCTCGCTTACCAGGAAGCCTAAAAAGCCCTCTTCGGAGGGTGCAAGTATTAACCAATTAAAATTAAAAATATGAATGATTTTTTTAAAATAGCAGAGGAATTAGACTGGAGTTATAATGTAGACGATACACCTAACGAAAGAGGTGAGGTTTGCGTCGAGTTAGAGAAGTATTCCCCACAAGACCAAGACTTCATTGTTTCTATCTGGTTCGAGACGGACAACGAGTGTGACTTCGCCGACAAGCTGGAGGAGTACTGGAGAGGCTTTGATCCAAGCGAGGAGGCTATTAATTGGGTCGGGCCAGATGGACACGGAATAAATGGCGCCCCATACGACCTACAAGACATTATCAACGACATGGTTGACTGCAAGGAGATGCTGAGGGAGTTGGTCGTGAAATGCCACAACCAAGCCTACCCGAGAAAGAAGTTCGACAACTACGACAACAGACTTACTTGCAGCTTTGACTGCTATGATTCCACTGACGATGAGATGCAGGCTATTCGTAATATCCTTGCATCTTTGGAGGATGCGAGGACCTACGCATCCGGTCTCTACAACAATCCTAACAGATGGGAGTTGGATGAGATGCTTGGTCGATTCAAGAATATTGTCCGAGATAAGCTAGAGAGCGGATTCACGAACAGAGTTTAGCCAAACCAAACCGTTACATATCGTAGCGGTTTCTATAAACCAAAATATTAAGATTATGGATAGAAAAGTATTGAAAGACAAGATTGATGAGTTGCGTTCAACAGTAAAGATGGAACTTGCATGCACCATCCGTGAGATAATGAGAGAGCACAATGTGAGCAGAAAGGTGTTCGATTGGCCTGTACTTGCCGGCGACAACAGGGAGGTGAACATCGTAGAAGTAGGCGACAGCGATACAGCTATCCCTATCATTCATAGCCGATGCACTTCTGTAGGGTTTGAGTTCCCAGAAGCAAAAGCTATCGATGACGATATACCAGTTGACCTTCTTGCAGAAATTGCCACAGGATTAAATAACGAACTAAACGGATATATTCACGTTTATGCGGCAAAATACAAGGTAACTTACGATGATGGAACCTCTATTCTTAGGGAGCAACCATACGTATTCCAAGCAGAATCGTACAAGGATGCCCTGAATGAGGCAGAAGATTACAAGCGTACATGGAATAGTTACAAATATTCTACGTTAGAACTCGTGTCAGTCGAGAAGCAGACTGCTTCGGAAGGTTAAATTAGCGTTAAAAACGGCAAAGACGATGGTTTATATTATAAACTTTTCGTATCTTTGCCACTAGTAACCAAAATTATAGAATTATGACAGAAGAAATAAGAATCAAGACAAGAGATTGGGAGAGACTTCTGAGCTACACACAGCAGCAGAAGTACAAGACTGCCATCAAGCAGGGTTGGTTCGCCAATTATCACAGCAACGCATGGAGGCATGACACGTTCTATGGTGCATACATCTGGAAATACCCGAAGCTTATTAAGGTTGTAAGGATGTTCGAAGAGATGCTTGGACATAAGCCATTGTGGGAAGACATCACGGACGACAATCTGCGCGACCTCTTCGAGAAGATCCAGGAGAACTACGCTCCTAACTCGGCAAGAACCGTATGTGCAACCATCAAGGCTGTGATACGTGAGAACGATGCTACCAGGGAAATTCCTAGTCCTACGTTCGGCAGAATACTTAGAGCGAAGGCTGTGCCGGTCCAGTCTGTATATCTCTCTGATGAGGAGATAAACAGAATCATAAAGTACAACCCTCACGGGAAAACAAAAAGATATGTTCAGAGAATGTTTATCATGGAATGTCTCTGTGGCGCACGTTACAGCGACTGCCAGAGAATGACGGAAGAGAACATAGATGATACCGGACACTTCCTCGTGTATGTTACTCAGAAGACAAAGACCGAGGTAAGGGTTCCACTTCACAAGAAGCTCCGCAAGTTCCTCGTATGCGGTACTGGTGACGAGCCTCTTCCGGGTGAGATAGGTGAAAGGACGTTCAATAGAGCACTCCGCGATATCTGCCGTGACTGCGGAATAGATACGAACACGAAGGTGTTCAAGGCTGGAAAGGAAGAGACAGGAAAGAAGTATCGGTTCGTATCATCCCATACCGGCAGACGCTCGTTCGCAACGAATCTATCAAAGAAGGGAGTGCCTCTTGAGCAGATTGCCGTCATGATGGGACATACCAGTAACGGTATGCCGAATATCCAAATGACACAGCGCTACATCGTCGGTAAGACCGAGATTGACAGCAATACACTGAGATTGTTCGGCGTCTATGAAGAAGACCTCGATAACGGTCTAGATGAGGATTAAGCTAAAACTGGAGGTGGTTAGCAGCCATCTCCTGCCATTGTTTAACCAATTAAAATAATGAATATGGTAGAAGATTATACAGTAGAAGAGTTGAATAAACTCATCAATGAGTGCCGGAAGAAGTACGAAAAGCTAGAAAAGGAGACCGTTATGAAGGCTCTGACTGGCGAGATTGGTACGAACTCCGCAATGGTGGAAGAGTTGGAGATACTCAACATCCACTATCACGATGAAATGGATGAGTACGATATCACTGCACCTGACCTGAATCCAGATCTTATCGAGAACTTCAAGATGGCAGAGCGTAATGGCAAGAACGTCATCTTCGAGGCACAGGAGTATCTGAAGATTCTCGGTATGTGCGAAGAGATGTTCAACCAGAAGATGTGGGTCAACGAAGATGGCCACATATGCGATGAAGAAGGTAATAGACTTTCCGCCGACAGAGAGCATCGTGTTTTCGAAGTTGTTAAGTGCGGGAAATAAGATATTTCTAGTTTTTCATAGCTAGATTGTTTAAATGAGTGTCCTCTCTTGCCCGTGAGGGTAGGGGAGGATTTTAAAAACGGCCCCGATTAGCCAAAAAATAGGGAGCTTCGGCTCCTGCAATTAATAACCAAGCCCTACGCAACACGGTTAAGCGCAGACAACATGAAGAAGTTTTTTGTATATTTCGATAAGAAAGTTATCATCGGTTCAGCAGAAGAAGCCGAGAAGTTTATCAATAGCCTAACCGACAAGAACGAGCCGGGTGGCAGAAAGCTGGAGGTTAACGACAACGTTCACGCCCTTCTGAAGAAGATTTATCAGGACGAGCAGGCGGGTAGAAAATTGCAGACTACAGGCTGTAGCCCTTCATCCTTCATCTATTGCTATCCTGCCCTAGCTGATACCACAGAGGAGTGCGAGAAGGCTATCATAGCGAAGGAGGAAGCAGACCGCAAGCGCAAGCAGGATGAGGAGATTCAGGAAAAGCAGCGCATCGCCCGAGAAATCAACGAGCGCCGCAAGGAACTGGCGGCGATGCCGAAAGGTTTCTTTACTGTTTGCCTTTACGCAACCGTCAATTTCTCATATAAGTATTACGAATATGAAGGCTATGCCGAGAATGGCGAGGAGGCATACAAAATGGCAGTAGCGAAGTTGAAGAAAGATTTCGGTGCCCGTCTCTGGGATTACGATAGCATTCTTGATGCAGAAATCATTCCTCGCCTTCTCGGTAACGAGATTTACTCGTTATAACATCGGGGATTTATTACTGGTTTATAGATTATTTTTAGCCCTCGACATCACGGTTAAGTCATTCCTATGAAGAAGATTTTATTTCTGTTGATGTTTGTCATGGCAACAGCATCATCCATCGCACAGGAGAAGCATCCTTACTACTGCACAATAAGCGGTACACGCAACCTTGCGAATAAGATTAGACTAGAACTTGAATGGGGCGAACAGAAGCAGTCTGTAGCCCTTCGTGACGAGAACAACAAGAAGATTGAGTTTAACAACCTCACCGATATTCTCAACTATATGTCAGCAAGAGGATGGCAGTTCGTTACCGAATTGAATTATGACGGACATATACATTACCTTCTGAAGAAGGATGTCTCTTCCCCGGAGGAGGCAAAGCAAGGACTTCGCTTCGATACAGACAAATAGTAATACAATTAGCCGCTTATCACTTAACAGATAGGCGGCTATTTTATTAAGATAACCATCAAAAAAGCAACGAAAATCACTCTTTTTTCTTAAACTACGTTAATTGTAAATATTCTGTACTTTAATGAATATTGCAATCAGCTGTTTTTACTTCGCTTGAAACCTTTAGTTATACCAGTATCTTTAAAACGTTTGTCCTCACTTTTTACTTTAATAAGTCCGGTTTATGGTGAAAACTGAACTATTGCACGGAATAGAAAATCGTAGTATCTTTGTAACGCAATTCAAAGGGTCAAGGTTTGATGCGCTCAATAAAATTGGATTCTCGTTCACATTAAGTGAACTTTAATCATAGAAGACTCCCTAAGCAGCTTGACCCTGTTTAGGGTTTCTTCGTTTATATAGTTATGCCAAAAGCATTAAACATCAGAGTTGATTTGGTAAGGCGTTACGCTTGCGGTTACTCCAAGGTAGAAAGGAGTAAGCGTATGGCAGTATTGTGCTTTGCAATCTGGTGTAAGATGCAGCATAGCAATTCCGTGATGTTCGATATGGGAACAAGGCAATTGATGAGTTCCCTTCGTATCGGACAACCGAAAGCTAAGCTCTTACTCAACGCCATCAAGACAGATGAATTATTCTCCGTACAGAATGATGGTCGCTTCATCGTTACATCATTCAAGGATAGTACGAGAAAGCGTAATAGGTATGGAAGGGCTTTCAAAGGCGCAAAGATGTTCACGCTAGAAGTGAACAAAGAATATACACTGAAGGATATATACAACAGGCTGAACGAACTCCTGTTTTTGTTTCAGATCGGTAGTGAAGAATCGAACAGCTCACACGTTAGTGGTAGAAAAATTGACAAGACTCGCTTGTGTCGGTCCAAATTCATTACGATCAAACAATTCCAGGTTGGAGTTGGAATGTCGCATGGTTCTGTAAGTGGTATAAAGAAGAGATTGAAGAAAAAAGAAGAAATCACATCGACCTACGCCGAACTGCACATGGCTGACAAGCGAGTGCCAGGTCAGGTTGAAAAGATGCTGCTGAGATTCGGCAGGAGGAACCCGACATTCGAGAAGGGAGACAACGTATATGTGGCAATTCCTTGCTCGTATGCCATCACAGACGAAAGTGCAAAAAGAAGCTGCGGCAGACACAAAATCTACGGATACGGAAGTAGAATGACGAAAAGCCAGAAAGGTTCTGAAACAGCAAGTAAAGGCATCCTCGTTCCATTGGATAATGGCTTCGGAATGCCTGATTAAATGCTAGTGTTTCTGTTTTTGACGCTTTCACACTATTAGTTAGTGGTAGTCTTATAGCATAGCTTCTGGTATACTAGCGTGCGTGTGAGAAAAAAAGAAAAATAATAATTTAGTAGAGGAAATTATGGAGAACAATTATGTAGCCTATGTAAAGGCTGTAGGAAACTACGATGGCTCAGCCACAGGTGGAGCCTATATCATCCTTAAAGGGAATGATACGTATAAAATCTCGTCGAAGGCACAGGTAAATACCATTGCCTACAAGATGGAGCTGCTGACTATAGTGTCGGTCGCCTGCTCTATTCCGGACGGAGGGTCTGTGGTGATATTCACCAACAACAAGATGCTCAGAAGTCTCAATAACCTTAGAGAGATTAAGGATGGAGCTAACTACCCCGAGTTGAAAAAACTATTTCTGGAGCAGAAGAAGCGTCTGAGAAGGGTAGATGTCGTATGGCGTAAGAAGGATGAAGAGAACATCATGTTCAACTCCGTTACTGACCACGCCGAGCAGGTCTTCGAGGAGCTTTGTATCAAGGCTAATATTAGAGATAAACGACGTTAAAATATTGAAATTATGAACGAAATGCAAATTTTTAGCAATCCGGCCTTCGGGCAGGTAAGAACAGCAGGGACTCCAGAAAATCCTTTGTTCTGTTTGGCAGATGTATGTAATGCTGTAGAGCTTACAAATCCTTCTTCTGTGAAGAGCCGCTTAGACCGTGAGGACGTACAACTGATTGATTTACACGCCCTAAACTACCAGATGGTAGGAAATTCAATGGCTACTTTTGTCAATGAAGCCGGCTTTTACGATGTGTTATTGTTTAGCACAAGCCCGAAAGTTAAGCCATTTAGAAGATGGGTAACACATGAAGTCCTCCCTTCTATCCGCAAGACGGGCCAGTATAGCGTCGCTCAGCCATCCTTGAATGATAAGCTGCAAGCAAACCTTACTTTTGCCGATTGGACTATAAAGACCCTCAATCTCAACGAGGCAAGCAAGATATGCTGGGCAAAGAAGATTGCCGAAAAGTTCGATATCCCTACTGAGGCACTTCCTTCAGGTGTCAACGCCGGCACAGAGGCTCCTACGCTCCACGCAGCGAAAGACCTCCTTAAGGAAAACAACATTCCTTTCACTTCTGTTGCCTTCAACAGGATCCTGATGGCTAAGGGTGTCATCCACGAAGCTACACGTCCTAGCAGAGATAAGAACAAACCTTGGAAATGGAAAGTGCTCAACAAGGGATTCGAGTGCTTCGGTCAGAATATCCAGGATCCGAACTTTCAGTCTCAGACCCAGATTAAGTGGTATGATAACAGGTTCCGTGACCTTCTAGAGTTTGTAGGTATTGAGATTCCTCAGACGCTCGGGTTCTAAAATGTGGGAAAATCCCATATTCTGAATATAAATAAAAATCTAAATACGTAAAATCTGCGTATTTACTTAGATGAAACATTAGTTCTATGGCAAGAATAACAAGAAACAAAGCTGCCGAGATACTGGGAGTATCAAGACAGACTATCAGCAATTACATCAAGGAAGGCATCCTTGGAAGCTACGTAGGCGAACACGGCATCCTGTATGTCAACAGCGAGGATATCGAGAAATATGCTCAGAAATACAAGATGATTGCAGCAAACGAGAAGATGATTGACGAGAAGCTCAAGGAAGTCGAGTATCGCAAGCGCGCAATCAACGTCGAGCTCTCTGAACTGAGAGACAGAGCTACCGCAAACGGCAAGCTGGCTGCAAACGCCGTAGGCATGCTGTTCGGTGTAATCAACACAATGTCGCATCTTGGTGTATTACCGAATCTTACCTATCGTGAGTCCAGTCTTCTGAAAGACATCATTAACGGAATGACCTATGATGAGCTGTCAATCAAGTACGGCGTGTCTGCAACGAGAATCAGGCAGATTGCAGAAAAGACTTGCAACAAACTCACCTACAACGAGAATATTGTAATTGCTGAGCTCTCAACGAACAGAACCTTGCAGTATGAGGTTGAGCGCCTGAAGAAGGTAATCAAGTCTCTACAGGTAAGCTTCGACGAATACCGGCGCGCGAAAGGAGACAAGCCTGTCAGTAGCGCAGTACTTCCTCCGCTGATCCTTTCTAGGGATATAAATGACTGCGGCTTCTCTGTCCGCATCCTGAATACACTCAAAGCACTCGACGTATATACAGTAGGTGACCTGGTTCGTAATCTCCGCGGAAGGTCAGAGCTTATGAAGCTCAGGAATCTCGGCAATAAGAGCGTCTATTCCATCCTTTACTTCGTTGAGGAAAACAATCTTGACTTCAAGGAGAACGGAGAGTCTGAGGAAGACTTCTACATCAGGCTCAATAACAAGTTGTCAAACCAAAAAGATTAAGTATATGAAAATAAGACTAAACAAGATTACTGGCCGTCTGGAAATCAGAACCAAAAAGAGAATGTTAGCCTTCCATTACGATATTCTGAAAGGTTCTTATTACCTAGTACCGACTGTAAGATTTGATACCAGTGGGGCATACGGAGAGAAGAGCATCTGGTTCTTCTTCCTAGGTGATTTTGTGTTGATTGATATTTTTAAAATTAAATAGACACAATGAAGAAAATAAAATGGAAAATCGCCGCATTCGTGGCGTGGGTTGTAATAACCCTCATGGTCGTAGATGTCGGACTCAGAGGAGTGAGCAAGGCAGACACTTCGACAAATCTCGTAAGCGTAGCCATTCTCCTGTTTTGGATTCTGGTTTCCATCGCAACAAATTGTTTAACATTCAAAAATAAAAAAGATGAAAAAGATTAAATTCGTGTTCATGTTGTCGCTGATTCTTTCAGCGCTGTGCTTAACTTCTTGCAGCGAGCGTATCGACGCAGGTTCTGAGGGTATCCTGGTGAACCTCTACGGCTCTGACAAGGGCGTTGACGACGTTAGCCTCGTTACCGGCCGCGTGTGGTACAATCCTTTCACGGAGGAGGTCTATGAATATCCAACGTTCGTTCAGACCATCGACTACCCTGCATTCACCATCAACGCCAAGGATGGCTCCGAGTTCACTGTGGACCCTACAGTGTCACTGAAGATGGTTGACGGCAATGCGCCGAGAGTGTTCAAGAAGTACCGCAAGGAGTTGAAAGACATCGTTAATGGTACTTTGTTCAACTACGTGAAGGACGCCTTCCGCATTCAGCTCAACAAGTACACAACTGATCAGATTGTCAGCAACAGGGATTTGGTTGAACGTGCCATCGAGGCGCAGCTCAGCAAGGCTCTCGCCAGGGAGCACTTCCATCTAGAGCAGTTGACATCAGGCTTGAAGTATCCGAGTTCCATCGTGGAGGCCGTCAATCAGAAAAACAAGGCTATCCAGGAGGCACAGAGAGCACTCAACGAGGTTGCGGTCAAGAAGGCAGAGGCGGAAAAGATGCTCGTGCAGGCACGTGCAGAACGTGAGGCCAACGAACTCAAGACAGCTTCCCTTACTCCTGCTATCTTGAAAAAGATGTGGATTGAGAAATGGGATGGCAAGCTCCCGGTTTACGGGAACGTTCCTCAGATGATGATGACAACCAAGTAAATCACCGCATCCCCACGTCATTTGCCGATGGCGTGGGGATTTTCCGTGTTAACCGTTCAGATAGTCGATGACTTTCCGGTTCGCCTCGTCGACTGCCTTGTTGTCGTATTTGACATAGATGGCCGTAACCGTTTTCTCCCATACGGAGTGGCCCAGTGCTCGACCGATTGTTTCGAGTGAAATACCTATCTCTGACGCAAACGTCGCCCAGCTATGCCTGTTGTAGTACGAAGAAATCTTGCTGTCAATAGGATGAGGCGATGACTTTCTCATATCCTTAGGATCCTTCGGGCCAATCCTTCTCAGCGTACGGTTCATATTGTTCGTGAAGTGGTCCACGTCGAAAGTTCCTGCGTCTTCGAAGAACCTGAGCAGGTACTGCGGCTTTCTGCTGCGGTATCTGCTTATTATCTCCATAGCCTCTGGCTCAACCTTGATGTCGTACAATCTACCTGTCTTGTTTCGGTAGTAGCTTATCCTACCATTGTGGAAATCCTCCTTCTTTAGCGTCAGGAGGTCCGAAACATTGATACCTATGAGGTAGAACCCCAACATGAAGAAATCGCGGTACAGAGCCTGCTTGCCGTGTAATTTGGCATCCCTAAGTTCTCTCATCTGCTCCAGTGACAGACAGCGCTTCCTGGTTTCCTCCTTTTTGAGCTTGATATAGTGGAACGGAAAGTTCTGCGTCTTACCATCATCGATGGCCTTCTTGAATACAGCCTTGATGTGTGTGATGTCGTTCGAGATACCATTGGCCTTCCTTCCCTTATCCATCTCATGTCTGATGAACCCTTCAAGCCAGTCCTTTGTTATGGTGTTGAAACTGCACTTACCGTCGTATGCCTCTACGCATCTGTAGGTCCTCTCGTAGCTTCTCCTGGTATTCGGCCTCTCTCTTGTCTCAGCGAATGCCTTCATGAAACTGAGGAACGGAGACTTGTCTTCTTTCTTTGCTCCCGTACAGATCTCCTTCAGATGTTCCTTCATCATATCCGGCGACTCTTCATGATGGTCAAGGATATAGCTCTCACACTTGGCATACAGCTCAGCAAGTCTTCTCGTCTTCGCTTTTGCTGACTTGTCAGACTTCGGAAACATCATGCCGCTGAACTTCTCGGTCGTCTGCAACCCGGTGTAGACATAGAACCTCTTCGTCATGTGGGTTACCGAGAAAAATACCTTGTTTGTCTTTGACTCTACATATACCTTCATAGCGATGATTTCTTTTGTAATCCTTCACTTTACATGCAAGTAGCACTTGCATATTACTTGCAAAAAGCACCCTCGAAACACCTTAAAACACCATTTTTGTGGTATTTTCATGTAAAATAAACGGATTGTTGTTTTACTACTATTGCTGATACACAGAGACTTACAGAGTTAGGATGCCCAATTTTGTACTGTAATCATTATTTGTTCCTAAATATCTTTTATTCTGATTATATCT